CTACTTATCATCCTGCCGCCGTACTCCGAGAATGGTCCCAACGACCGACCACCGTCATCGACCTGATGAAGGCCAAGCGCGAGGCGGCGTTCCCCGACATCCGTCGCCCCGCGTGTGAAATCTGGATCGAACCAACCCTGGAGGACATCGATGACTTCTTCACCCGATATGTGCGAACCGGATGTGATCTTCTTTCTGTCGACATTGAAACGTCTGGATCACGTGTCACTTGCATTGGATTTGCACCAACCCCAGAACTGGCGATCGTTATACCATTCGATGACGCCCGAGCAAAGGACGGAAACTATTGGCCGGATCGAGCGAGTGAAGCAATGGCTTGGCGGCTTATCCGTGGAGTTCTATGCGATGGAAGCATCCCCAAGCTGTTCCACAACGGCCTCTACGACATCACCTTCCTTGCTCGAGCGTATGGAATCCTCTGCCGCGGATGCAGAGAGGACACTATGCTTCTCCAACACTCTCTCCAACCTGAGAGCCTCAAGGGACTCGGCTATCTCGGTAGCCTCTACACCGACCACGGGGCGTGGAAAGTAGACCACAAGGATCGCCAGCGCAGCAAGACCATCGGGAGGGATAAGTAACCGTGGCCCGCATTATCCACACCGACACCTCGCCCGACGATCTCCCCAAATGGGACGCCGATCAAGTCTACAACGGGGTCGACGTCCTTGCCACGCGGGAAATCTACGACTGCATCGCACCGCAACTCGACGAGGTCACCGGCGCCACCTACGCCTTTTCCAAGGCCCTCCAAGCCCCGGTCATCGAGATGAAATGCCGCGGGGTTCGCATTGACCAGTTCCGCAAGTCCGAGGTCATCGATGAACTCTACGACAAGCTGGACTTTTTGGAGCGGAACCTCGATCGTATTGTCTTGGAGGGTGTCGGCATGCCGGGGTTCAACTGGCGATCGACAGGCGACCTCCAAACCTTGTTCTACGAGCGCCTGCAAATCCCGGCGATCACCCGCTTCGGCCGACCGACTGTCGATCGCAACGCCCGGGAGAAGCTCGAGCAGTACACCATCGCCAAGCCGATCGTGGCGCACCTCAACGCCCTCTACGACATAGGGAAGAAGATCAGTGTCCTCAAAACCTCCATCGACCCCGACGGTCGTATCCGGACTTCCTACAACATTGCTGGTACTGATACTGGCCGGTTCAGTTCTAGCTTTTCCGAGTTCGGTACTGGTGGCAACTTACAAAACATCGAGGAGTCCATCCGTCCTATCTTCATCGCCGACCCCGGCTACAAGTGGGCCAAGTGCGACGCCAAGTCCGGCGAGTCCTTCGTCGTCGGCGCAATAGAATGGAACCTGTTCGATGACCCGCGGTATCTCGAAGCCTGTGAATCTGGTGATCCACACACTGCCGTCGCTAGAATTTGCTGGCCTAACCTCCCTTGGACCGGTAAGCTTAAAGAAGACAAAGCTATCGCGGAAACGCTCTACTATCGACATTACACTCACCGTTTCATGTGCAAGAAGCTCGGCCATGGATCAAATTATGGCGGACGGCCTGATACTCTTGCTGCCCAATCGAAGCTTCCCGAAACAGTCGTTAAGGCCTTCCAACCACTTTATTTTTCGGCCTTCCCAGCGCACCAAGAGTGGCACGAGTGGGTCCCCCGGCAACTCGCCACGAAAGGCTACCTCACCTCGGTCGGCGGTCGCCGTCGTTGGTTCTTTGGACGAAGGACTGATCCCGACACGATACGAGCAGCGCTTGCGTATGATCCGCAGGAGACCCTCGCCCGGGTCGTGAACCAGGCGATGCTCCACGTCTGGCGCCATTTCCCGAACGTCTCCATCATGATGCACGACCATGACGCCCTGACCTTCCAATACCCCGAAGACCAAGAAGATGAAATCCTCGCCACCCTGCTCCCAGCACTCGTCCAACCCATCCCACTCAAGAACGGCCGAACTCTTGCAATTCCCTACGACTGCGAAGTAGGTTGGAATAAGGGGCACTATGATGAACGCACGAATCCAGACGGCCTCCGTAGCTACGTCCCGGGGGACAAAGGCCGTCGCCGTGGGGCGGAAACTTCCATCTTGGATCGACCAGTTCGTAGACGCTACGGCTAGCACCGACAGCCCGGTGCTGTTCCGGAAGTGGGCCGGGATTTTCAGCGTCGCAGCGGCCATGGAAATGCGGTGTTGGCTTCAGACCTCGTCGCCGCTCTACCCCAACCTCTACGTCTTCATCGTCGGTCACCCCGGCGTGGGCAAGAACCGAATCCTTCGCGTCGCCAAGAGGTACCTTAATGAAATCCCCGAGTTCCACTTCGCACCCACCAGTCTCACCGGAGCCTCATTGGTCGATAATCTGGTCGCGTCTAAGAGGTTCATCGCGCGACTCCCTGACCCACCCATCGAATACAACAACACTACTATCACTGCCGAAGAACTTACTGCCTTTATGCACAAGTACGACGACGAGATGGTGGGACTGCTCTCAGCCTTCTACGACCCCGACCCCTACGCCCAAAAGCGACGAGGCCGGGACATCGACATCAAGATCGCCCATCCCCAGGTCAATCTAATCTCCGGCACCACCCCCTCGAACCTCGTGGCCCTAATGCCGGAGACCGCCTGGGACCAAGGGTTCACCTCCCGTGTGATCCTCGTCCATAGCGACGAGCGGATCATCGGGGACGACTTCGCCGGGGTGAAGACCGGCATGCAGGAGGACCTCATCCATGACATCAAAGTCATCGGCTCACTCACCGGGGAGTTCAAAGTCACGCAGGACTACCGGGACGCCGTCAACAACTGGCGGGCCCTCGGCGAGCCGCCAGTTATCAACCATCCAAAGCTGCTCCATTACAAGACACGGCGTCGTGTTCACCTATACAAACTCTCGATGGTGTCGGCTGCTGACCGGGGAAATGTGCTATTACTTACTAAGGATGATTTCAACCGAGCAATGGGCTGGTTACTTGAGGCAGAATCGTTCATGCCTGACATCTTCACAGCGGGCAGTACTGGAACTGATGCTCGAGCTATCGACGAAATCTACCACCACATCCAGATCACCGACAAGGGCGACGGGGTCCCCGAACACATGATCATCAACTTCGCCCGCTCGCGCGTTCCGATCCACAGCATCCTGCGGATCATTGACATCATGGTTGGTTCGGGGATGATCGAGAAGAAGGCGGTCGATCGCTATGGCAAGGGGTGGTACCGGTGCTTGCCCCGCTAGTACTCGCCGTCGACAGTCGCCCGGGCCTGCACGTACCCTCGACCCCGGCGCAGGTCCTCGACCGTCTCATGCAGCATCGTTAGCCGCTTAGACAGCCCGTCCATTCGCTCAGCCTGCACGGCTTGGGTGGTTATTATCGAAGCCAGCCCCTTGACCTCTTCCTTCATCCCCTGCACCTCTTGACTGAGCGCCTTGGTCATCATGTCGGCGCGGACTACCATCGCGTAGCCCCCGCCGAGGATGAGTATGGTCTGTAACGCCAGCCCTGCGATCGGAACCCACTCACCCATGGTCATTCCCAGCGGTCTCCTATGCAGCGTCGGGCGGCATCGGAGAGTTGAACTCCGCGAGGCCAGCGTCAAGGTCGGCCTCAAGGGCCGTGATCTCCTGGGGGTCCACCGACTTCCCTTCCTTCGCGTCCTTGGCCACATTGGCCATGCGGGTCGCAAGGTCGTAGATGTCCATCCCGGCCTCAACCAAGAGCGGTAGGACCGTCAGGCCCTTTTCGAGCAATGCAAATATCGCCGTCGCGTTCATGCTACCCTCCGAGGTTCACGCCCAGGCGCACCGCGGTGTCCTTGGCGTTGGTGTACAGCGTCACAAGCGTGTTGTATGTGTTCGCTGCGTTGATCTGATCGTTGTTCCGCACGAAGCTCCGCAGCTGCGCGAGGTACACCGGGACCTCCTTCGTGTACGGCTGGATCGCCGCGATGTTCGCCCGGCAGGACTTGTCGGCCGACCCCGCGATGCAGGCCCGACGATACGCGATCAGCCCCTTTACGAGGATGTTCACCGAGGCCTCGATCTGGTAGAGCTCGTTCTCGGTGACGGGGTTAGCGACCGACTTCGTCACCAACGAGATGCCCGATCCGACCGCCTGCAACTGGGCACACCCGCCCAACGCAAGCGCCACCATTGCCGCTGCTATTACCTTCCACATATCAGGCTCCTTTCGCCTTGTCTTGAAGCACCATCCGGGTCCCTGCGTCGATGGCCCCGACCTTCGGCTGCCCGGGATCGGTCGCCACCGTCGCGAGGGTAGAATTCGCCTGCTCGTTGACGAGCACCTTCGACACACCGGGCATCGCCGCCACGTCCTTCACGAGGCTACCCTGGCCGATCAACGCCGCGGTGACCGCCGTCAGCACTGTGTTCGCCAAGGACACCACCGAGATGATCGCTCGGGCGGTCTCGGCCCCAAAGATGTCCGTCAGCTGCGCTGAGGCGCTGACCAACGCCGACAGCACGGCCGAAACGACCAAGAGTACCTGCTTTCCTGTTAAGTTCATCCTACGACTCCTCCGCTCGCAATGCCTTCCACGTCTCGGGCCCAACGATCCCATCGTCCACGAGCCCCCGCCGAAGCTGGAACACTATCACCCCCAGCTTCGCCTCATTGTCGTAAATATCATCCCGTTGGCTAACGGTGATCCCCTTGGCCTTGAGGAGCGCCTTTACGAGGAGCACCTCCGGTCCGCGGACGCCCGAGCGCAACACCGGCTGGACCTGTGGGGCCTCGGGCTGGGGCTTCACTTCCCCAGAGCCGATGTCCCAGTCCCGAGCATCGTCCCCAAGGGACCCCGCGACGACCGAGATATGCACATGGTGGTCGTGGGGATTCGCCCCAGTGTACTTCCGCCACACCCCGGGGCTCGGCCCCCGTGGCCCTGAGCCGATCTTCCCGTTCGAGATCACATAGCTCAGCCGCGGGTCCTGCACATGCAACAGGTGCTCGGCGAACTTATAGCTGTCGAATCCGTTCCGCGGATCATGCGTCAGGTCCAGCGCCCGCACCACGCCCCCGGCGTCCGGATTATGGTCCGACTTCCTCATCGAGTGCGCCGTGTCCCCGATGGTCCCATCGCTGGCCTTACTACGCCCCGGGTACTTCGCGTTCACTTGATCGCGAAGGTGCTCGAGTGCCTTCGCCAATCTCCAAGCCATAGCCTCTCTCCTGTGTATACAACATCACCGCCCCAAACAACGTGAGGAGTATCCCCATTGCTAGCACTACGGGGATCACCAACGACCCCTCGTCGTCATCTGGTTCGATCACTTTTTCAACCGGGCCTCGCCAGTGATGATCCCTCGAGCCCACTCGCCGATGTTCCGCGGGCGCTGACGATTCTGCGCGACGTCGGAGCCGAACTGGGCCGTCCGCCCGACCTGCGCCAACGGCAGCCCGGTAGCCAGCCCCACCACGTTCGCGCCGTGGGTAATCGGCTTCTCAACCCGCTGGCCCTTCCACCACTTCTTGCTGTCGGAGATAATATTCCCCGCCGCAGTGAGCATGCTCGCAAAGGGTATCCGTGGGGCGTAGCCCTCGAAGGCGTAGTTCGTGGCGAGGTTCACAATCGGGATCGTCGCAAGGGGCTGCATTACCATCGCCTTCCCGATGATCTTAAACCACGAATCGTCCTTCTTCCGATCGTTGAACAGCGTAGCGCCAAAGGCGGCACCGACCACGACCGACCCCAGGCCGTTCACCATGAACTTGTCCCACTCGCCCCGGCGCGCGTTCCCGACCATCTGCCGCTGCCAGTTGTACATCGTATTGAAGTACCCGTAGAACATCGTGAGCATCTTCATGCTCTCGTTCGACTGCATGGCCGCGGGGAGGTCCACCACGCTGGCCGCACCATGGCGCTCACGCACGAAGATGTCCGCGATCTTCGCCGCATGGGCATCCGGGTACCCGCGCCCTAGGGCCTTGTAATACTGGTCCACGAAGGTCGCCACGCGGAACTCCTGCGAGACCTTAGCCACCGGCCAGAAGCCCCATTGCACCGCGCGCTTGCGGATTTCGCCGATCTCGGTCCCTTGCACCGCCTTCGTCAGCGCGTCGTTGTAATCCCGGTCCATGTTGTACACAAGGTGTCGGATTTCCTCGGACTTCTCCATCGCTAGCTTCACGTTGGCTTCGCGATTGGCGAGGTACGTCGTCCAGGCCTTGGGGTTCGGCACCCCGATGTCCGGCGATAGGATCACCTTGAGGTTCAACGGCAGGGTGTGCGACACAAGGTTGATCCGCACCCGCCGCAGGAAGTCGTTGATCCCCGAGATCGCCGCATCGTCCGTCGAGTACTGGTGGGCGATCCGCCGCAGCCAAGGGATCAGCTGGGCCTCGTACTCCGCGCCGTAATGCTTTCGGATCGCCGCCCGAATTTGCTTGTCGTAGAACACCTTCCCGGCTTGGATCAACGCATCCCGGAACGCGATGTCATGGATCGTCTGTTGCATGGTCCCTGCGGCCTGCTCGATCGAGGTCGAGATGTCCACAAAGTCCACGTACCCGGTGCGCTCCTTGAGGTACCCCTTGGCCGTCGCCGCACGGAAGTAGTTGACGCCGAAGACCGTAGGCTCCCCTGCCTTGCGGTCCTCGATCACCGATAGGTTCGAACTCAACCGATCGTACTTCACCGGCCAGTAGCCGCCCTCGAAGGTCCCGTGTGGGGTCTGCACCGGCTCGGTCTTGATCCACTTCGGGGCGATCCCGGAGGTATTCCGGGCGACCGTGTCCATCTGCGCCTGCCAACCCTTAAACGGCTCCCACATCCGCTGGACAAACTTCCAATCCTCGGCCGTAGCGTGCTGATCGATCAGGGCCTTAATCTGGCCTTCATACACCCGCATCTCCTCGCGGGTCAGGCGCCGCCCGTACCGCGCCATGCCAGCCCCAGCGACGAACTTCTCGATGTTCGATCGATTGCCCCAGTTCAGCATGACTTGGATCAGGTTCTCCCGAGTCATATCATAGGGCGCCCCAGTGTAGGGGTCCACAAGCAGGTCCTGATCGATCGCCTTGGACAGCGACTTCCGCCATGCCCGACCGAACTCCCCACGCGTTTCTTGGAAGTGCTTCGAGAGGTCGGTCATCAGGTCGAATTCCTTCGACTTGCTCCGCATCATGGGGTCGATCACCGCGGAGAACATCGGCCCCAGTTCCTTCCGCAAGTCGAGGTCCCTAACGATCTCCTCCATGCGGGTCAGCGAGGCGTCGATCTTGTAAATCCAGCGGTTCTGCGCCGAGCGCTCGCGGGCCGGGAGTTCCCGAATGTTCGCGATGATCTCCTGCCGGAACTCGGCCCAGTCCCGCTTCTCGCCCTCGATCTCAATCTTGCGGACCGCACGGCCCACATGGTTCAGTGACGTGATGGCGTCGTTGAACTCCCGCCATTCCTCGACGGTCATGTCCTCAAGGCTCTTGCCGATGCCCTCGGCGACCCGGTCCGTAATCGCCAGGTCCCAACCATCAGCGTTCTTGGCCTCGCGGAACGCAGCAAGGGACCCGTTCCCGTAGTGCTCCTTCGACGAGGCGATGTCCTCCGGGGCCCGGCGCACCAGAACCCCTGCGCCTTGGAGCAGGTCGTGGATGTAGTCGAGGTACTCCGGCTCGACCTGTGGGACTTCACGCCGCGACAGCCGCTTGATCATCTTGTCGAACTTGACAGCCTCGCGTTCGAGCTTGGCCGCTTCCCCGGCGATCACCGTGGCGTAGTATTGCTGCTGCTTCGCACGGAACGCGGTCGCCGGGTCCTCAGCCAGTAGGGCCATTTCGGCCGCCCGGCCAGCCTTGCCTGCGGCCCGGAGGTAGGCATCGCTCCGCGCGTCCGCCATTGTCATCCGCGAGAACTGCTCGCGCAGCTGCTCAAGGATCGTCGCCTTATCCAGCGGACCGCCCCCGGCTCGCATCCCCAGTGCCGCGGTCTCCTCGTGCAGGATGTCCAGTTGGGTCTCCCCAGCGACCTGCTCCTTCACCGCGTCGATGATGTTGTCCTCAAGCACCCCGTACTTGATCCGCATCTGGCGATCGGTCTCAATGTCGATCACCCGGGAGACGAAGTCCTTGGCGCTCATCCCCGCGGACATCTTCGCAACGTTGTACTCGGTGAGCTTCGCCAGCATGGTGTCGCCCGAAGCGTAGCCGAAGAGCCCAGCGACGTCATCCGGGTTCATCCCCCGCTCACCGTAGTAATGCTTCGGCAGGGCCGCCTTCTGCGCCTCGGTCAGTGCCGCCGCGTCGAGCTTGACGCTCGCCAACGGAACCTTCTTGCCGTAGAGTTCGCCAGCGCCAAAGAATAAATCCGCAGCAACATCAGGGCGCAGTCGAATATCGTCCGCGATTTCCGCGCGTAGTGCCTTGCGGTTTTCCTTCCACTCCTTAGTGAGTTCACGGGCCTTCTCCTGCTCCGCTCGCTTAGTAGCGGCCGCAATGTCCTCAGCATGCCGCTTGGCGATCAGCGCCTCGTAGCGCTGGAACTGGTCGACGGTCATCCCGAGGGCGGCCGCGCGCTCGAAAACCCGGGGGCCGAGGTCCTGGGGCTCCTTGGGGGCCTGGGCCAGGTCACCGAACTTAGGCATAAACCCTTCGGGACCTGCTTCATGCACTTCATTGTATTTCTGTTGCAATCTAACAAGGCGTTCGGCATCGAATTCACTAAAATCCGACTTTGCTCGAAGCTCGCCTAGTTGATTGCCCAAATCATCAAGTGCCTCTTTCCAAAGCCTACGACCTTCCTCAAAACGTGCTGGATTGGATCGAATAACATCCAAGGCAGTTTGCATCTTCTTGCCTTGGCCAACCTCGTTTTCATTGGCTCCTCGGCGGAAGTCAGTAGGCTCTTGCGTCCGCTCATTGAACACCCCCGAGTCCAGCGGCTCCGTGCCCTTGCGACGGCCGATCTCCCCAGCCTCCACCCGCTTGAACAGGTCCTCGACGGTTGGCTCCTTCCCGAGCAACTCGCCGATCTTCGTCTTGATCGCCTCGTAGAGCGCCAGCAGCTTTTCGAAGACGGTGCGCACCTCCGGGGGAATGTACCGGTTCTCCGGGTCCCGGCGCCAGTCGGCGAACTCCTCCGCGATGGCCTCCTCAAGCCGAAGCTCTCGATTGCCTTCAGCGTAGCGCTCGGCGATCCCGTGCTTCTCCAGCCAGCCGCCCTCTTCGGCCCCGCGCTCCAGGGCCGCCCATTCCCGCTCGGTGAAGAACCCGTAGTTGCGGAGGTGGTGGATGGACTCGTGCGCCGCACTGCCGATCGGATCGGGACCCTCCAGCGACACAAGGATCGTCGGGTAGATCGCCCGGTTCCGCATGTAGATGCCGGTCGGCTCGATCGTCTTCGACTCGTTGCCGTGGGCGCCCTTCGTGACGATCCGGTCCACGGCGTCGACGAAGTGCATCTTCTCGGGGATGATCCGGCCGAGTAGCTCCCGCACCGCGTCGGTGATCTGGCGATCGGCCATCGACCGCTCGGCGTAGGGCTTGAAGTACGCCTGGGTCTGTTTCGAGAACGACATCCACTCGCCGCCCTCGAGGATGCGTCGGAATTCGTTCGCGGTGTCAACGGTGTCCCAGCCCTTGGGGTTGTCGAGCTTGATCACCGGGCTGGCGGAGTCCTCAAGGAACGATCCAGCCTTCTCTCGGGCACCGGAGACGCGGTGTCCAGTCAGGGTCTCAGCGTTAGGGAATTCGGCCTTGAGCTGGCGTAGCAGAGATCGCATTAGCGCAGGGCCGAAGTCCCTGGGGCCAAGGCCGTTGACCCCGGAGATCATCTCCACAACGATCTGCTTCCCACCGTTCTGCTCCGACAGGTTCACATAGCCTACCGGGTTCCCCCGCTCATCCATCATCTGGAAGTCGTGGAAACCTTGCGCAGGACCAAAGTGCCCGGTGTCCTCCGATTGGAGCCGCTCCAGCTTAAGGTTCCGGTCCCCAATGCTGAACATCGGCTCCAGCGCACTGGCCGCCCTGATCGTCGGGACTTCCTCAGGCAGGGGAGGAGGTTCAAGACCCCCTTGCGCTGCGGTTGCCTCGGCGTCCAGGGCGGCCTCGCGTGCGGTGATACCCCCAGGCCGCACACGGATGTCATCATGGAGGGCTTGCAGGACCTGTGGGTCGACGTGGGCAAGCCAGTCCGCAAGCGGGATACTTACATCCCCTCCAGTGTCTCGTGCGAGGGCCAGCTTGTCGGCAATATTGGGGACCCACCCCAGGAGTCCATCGCCCTCGGCAGGAAGCTTATCTCCATAGAGAGCGGCAACAGCTTCCCCGGATATTCCGATCTCAGCATCGGTGTGCTGGGCGATGAACTCCTTAAAAAGTTCAGGATTTCGTTCACGAAGGAGCGACGATTGGGCATCGGTGGTGGCCTCCTTTAGGACCTCGAGGTCGGTTGCATTCTGCTTTGCACGGAAGGCGTCGTACTCGGGCAGCGCGCCGGGCAGGGGCTCGCGACCGTTCTCGATCCACGGCCGGGCCCGGTTGTACGCCTCGAGTGGCGCCACCACCGGGGCGATCTGGTTGGTCCGCCCAGTGAGCCCAGCGGACTCGATCATCCCAGCGACATCGCGCCCAGCACTTGGAGCCCCGAGGGTCCGGCCAAGGTTCGCAGCGGCATCCGCGGCCGTCATCTGCACGCCAGTGGCCCCGCGGAGGAATAGCTCGATCGGGGTCCCTAGGCCTGCGGCGACCGCGGAGGCGATGGGGTAGTTCTTGATGTCCTCGGTCTTGAGCCAAGAACCCAAGGGTCCACCCTCGGTGAACCGCTTGAGCGGGTCCCCATCGAACAAGGCCTCAGCCCAGCGGCTCGGGCGGAGCAACTGAAGCGCCGAGACCTTCTGGCTGACGGAGTCCAGGGTGCCCCAGTCGTCGTTCGCGATCACTGGGTTCAGCGGGCTCTTCTGCGCCCAATCGGCGAGGTGCGGGTTCCCGGCGACAATCTCCGAAGCCATTGCAGCCTTGGAGTTCCGCTCGAATTCCTCAAGGTCCCCGTAGATCGCCGTGCCGGGGACCCCAGTTGCCTTGGCGAGATCAAGCGCCCGTGCGGCCTTATCCGGGTCCTCGTTGATGTTCCCAACGACCGGGGGCAGCGCTGGGTTCTGGCGCCCGAAGCTCTGCTGGATCAATTCACCGTAGCTGCTCATTTTGACACCGGGACTTGGGGCTGAGCCTTAACGCTACCGCCGTAAAGGTCCTGATACAGCTTTCGGGTGTAGATGCGCTGGACCTGCTGGTCAGTCGGGGTGATCCCCAGCTGCGCCCACATCGGATCGGCCTTGATCTCATCGGCGTCCTTGCGCGGGACCGGTAGGGTGAACATCGGGGCCCGAGAGCCAGAGAACCAGAACTCCTTCGAGCCCTGTTGCTGGAGCAGCCGAGACCCAATGGTTCGGACATCCTCGATCGTCGGCTGCTTCTTGGTCTCGCCAGCGAAGGCCTCGAGTTGATCCGAGAGCGCCCCGGTGAACTGGTACCACTGGTCCTTGTCCTTGGGGTCGATCCCAGCGGCCTGGAGGTCCGGGCGAAGGATGTTGAGCGCCCGAGCGACCCGGGGATCGCCTTCGGCCTTGCCCTTGAGCCGCCCTTGGAGGTTGATAAGCTCTCGCCGTGCGGACCACGGGAGTTCGGTCCCGACGATGTCCTGATCGAGGAACTCGGCCGGATTGGCCTGGGCCATGCCTTTGAGCCGCTGGTAGTCGCGGAGGGAGGTATCGGTCCAGTTATGGTCGCCCTTGGCATTGCGCGCCAGCACGCCCATGTATCGGCGCTGGGTCGCCGGGAGCAGCTTGTCCCAGGCCGCCGCCGCTTGGGGGTCCGAGGTAAGTTCCTCGACCGTGGTCGGCAGGCGACCGCCTTCCTGCCCCATCAGCTGGGTCTCGATGACCTGCCGATTGTTGAATTCATCATCGCGCTTGATGGCGACCGCTCGGTTGTAATCGGCCGTGACCCGCTGCTCGACATAGTCCGGAAACAGGGGATCATCCGGCGCCTGCTCCCGGGCGAGGGTGGTCCCCATGGCGACCCGAGCCGAGAGCGGAGCGGCCTTAGCCAGCGCGGCGTTGAACCGGCGCACGTATTCCTTCGCATCGGTACCGTGGGCGTCCTTGGCGTTCCCGGCTTCGGCGAGGGTCTTCCCCGTCAGCCACATGCTCGCGGCGTCATTCGCCGAGCCGGTCTTCTCCATGAACTGTGCGAAGTTCGCCGCAAAGACCTTATCCTGCGCCGCGTGGTCCTTGAGGAATTCGTCCCGGGTCATCTGGGGCATCCCGGCCCGGCGAAGGTAATCCGGAAGGAACTCCTCCATGATCTGGTACTTGCCAAGGGCCCGGCCGTGTTTGGTCATCACACCGATGGTGTCGTAGTTCCCACCGGACTCGATCTGGCCGATGGCCTCCTGAGCCTGCCGGATGTCGATCTTCCCAGCGCCCCAACGACCATCAGCGCCAGTGGCTACGGTCTGCGAGATCATCCGGGAGCCCACGGTGTTCCGCGCCTGCTGGACGATGTTCGTCACCTTGGCGATGTCCTCGCCTCGAAGATCCCCGCGCTTGACCGCCTCTTCGAGCCACTTACCGGCTTGGATCGGCCCCTGCTTCGCCATGCCGGTGATACGCTGGGACCACAGCCGGGACTTCGCTTGCGCGACCGCCTGCTCCGTGGCCTCGTCGCCGATACCCGCTAGGGCGCCCTGGGCTCGGACTTCCTGCTCGACCTTGTTGACCCCATCGATGAACGCCCGGTCGTCTTCCGGTTGGGTGAGCGCTTGGTTATTGATAGCCCCAATACGTGCATCGCTAGCACCGATCGCGTACTTCTTGTTCTCGATCGCAGCGTGGCCTGCTCCGTTAAATATCGTTCGGCCCATCGTACCAAGGGACTGGCTGTCGAACAGCTTTTGGGCCATCGAGTTCGGTAGGCCATCGCGGATGCCCTTGCGTGCGTCTTGGAGGTCTTGGATGTACTTCGGATAGGCCTCGACTGCGTTCTTGCCGGTGAGCGCTGAGTAGTCAGCGTGCAGACGCCCAGCGGCCTCCATGTACTTGGCATCGGCCTCCTGCGCTTGGGAATGGTTGTACAGGTCCTGCATCGCCGTTGCACGGACGAAGAGTTCCTTCCCAGCGCCTTCGACCGCCTGCCCGAGGCCTTGTGTGGCCTGCGCCACTGCGCCCCCGAAGGCAGCCAAGGGGGTATCGGCCGAATACCTGGGGATCGGATTCGACTGCGGCGCGACGTTCGGGGTACCGCTGTAGGGGACCTGGGGCATTAGGCGTACCCCACGACAGTTTGATCCGGCCCGAAGAGTTTAATGCCTCCGGTGCCACCGCCGCCGTACATCCCGGTCTGGGACCCGGCGAGCCACTTACTGCTGACGCTACCGACGCTACCGATAATCGACCCTAGGGCCTTGAGCTTCCCGGCCTTCTCGGCCTGAGCCCCAGCGTAGTCATAGAGGTTCGCCTGGTTCTCGTCCATGGTCGCCTTGACGGTGTAGTCATATGCCGCCTTAGCCGCGTTGGCCCGGATGGTCTCGTTGTCCATCTGGATGATCTTCCGCTGGGAGTTCTGGACCTCCGCGTTCGAGCCGGAGTTGACATCGAGCCCCGAGGCCGCCTGCCCGGTACGGATTGCAGCGAACTGCTGCCCGGCTTTCATGCCGTACTGTTGGGCCTCAATGCCGCCCTTGGTCAGCTCCCACTCAGCGTTCTGGCGATCGATCTGCGCATTGAGCCGGGCCACCTGCGCTTGGTAGCCGTACATCGCCTTCTGGCTTTTGCCCTCGCCCAAGGCGCCGAAGGCCGAAAGGACGCCGCCCCCAGCAGAGGATGCCAAGGACATCGCAGAAAGGGAAATCGGATCAGCCATGTTTGGCCCTTATCTCGAAAGGAAGGACGCCGTGGTACTCCGGGCCGAACTCAGCGCCGAGCCACTTGAGCCAGCGGACCGCGCGATCATTCCCGGCCACGGTGACCCCATAGAGCGTCTGGTATTCAAGGAGCATATCCGCGATCGCTCGCTGGGAATGCCGGATGAACATGAACACGTGCGACTGAAGATGCTCGCTCGTCCAGACCCAGATATAGGCGCGGTCCGAGAGCAGGCTCGGCGGTTGGACGCCCCAGCAAGCGAGGACGGTGTCGTCATCAAGGCCCACCCACACGCGCGAGGACGATTGCATCGCACTGCTCATTATCGTTCGATCTTTAACAGGCAGCTTTGCGAAGTGCTCGGGATAAATCAAGTCCCATGCTTCCTGCCCGGTGAGGCGAACTATGTGTGCGGTCATCGACGCTGGCCCCCGTCGCCGACGGTGATCTCCGGGACCACACCGAGGATGGTCGCCGGAAGGGGTTGAGGTTGCTGGAGGCAGATTTGCCCGGGGATGGTGTAGGTCGGGTCCATCTGGATGAAGGCGTCGCCGGAGACAAGGTCCGTGACCACCTGCGAGGGCTGGCCGGTGAGCATACCGGAGACCTCGCCGATGATCAGGTCTTTCATCGGTTGGAGCGTGGAGAAGAATGCGCCCGCGTAGAGGCCCAAGGTTTCGGCGACCTTGACAGTGAGGCCGTTGATCTTCTTCAACTTGCCCTGCACCGTGGGGTCGCCCATTTCGATCGGGAGCGTTTGGAGCTTGCAAGTGTAGCCGAGGCCAATGACGACCTTTGAGGCCGGGGTCGCGAGAGTGAACTGGCCGGAGACTGGCATCACGAACGGCGGGATGACCACCCCATCGGCGAGCCCGGTGACGACCTGCCCGCCAAGGAATTCGGCGCCGGAGAAGTTGGTCGCAGGGGCCCCGGTGTAGCCGATGCCGCAGTCGACGCACCAAGCGTCTTCGACGCCATTGGGGAAGGTCCGCTCAGCGATGCGCTCAATGTACTTGACCGACTGGCCTTGGATGGTTCGCTGGACCACGGTGTAAACGGCGTCAACTTCGCCCGCTGTGGATGTGGCCTCGACGACGGTCGCTACGGACTTGTAGGCGCCATTGGGCGTTGTAGAGTGGGCCCAGCCGACGAACTCCTGCTCCTTGAGGAACGTCAGGGTTAGCATGGTGCCATCGGAGCGGACCGCCCAAACGATCTTGAAGGGCTCCTCGGCCCAGGCCCATTCGTTGACGGTGTAGCCGTAGAACAGATGCGAGGAGATCGCCGAGATGTCCGTGCCGGTGAAGACGTTGGCGTAGATATTGAACGCGGAGTCGCGGACGATCGAGCCCTTGGCCTGGACATACAGCACGTCGAAGTTGGCGACGATCGGCGGGACGTCGGAGATGCCGTTGAAGGACTGGGCGTTGGCGACTAGCGCCGAAGGCGAGATGGCCGCACCGTTGCTGCCGCCGTTGATCAGCCAGGAGTTCCGGTCGGTGAACATCAACAGGCCCGAGGTCTGAGGGACCATGGACTTAATGGTATTCAACTGCCCGGAGACAAGGGTGCCGCTGATGGAGTCCGTGGCCTGAGAGATCGTCGACACGTCGTAGTTGAAGTACGCTCCCGGTTGGGACATGTAGAAGGTCTGAGGCGCACCGAGCGGCGCCGCAAGGACCAAGCGCTGTTGGAAGAACCCCGGCACCGAGGGGTAGCCGTTGGAGGCCGAGGCGAGGACAGCCGTAGCAGCGGCGGCACCGGAGCTGAAGGTGACCGTTGGGGTTGCAGCATAGCCCGAGCCCGGGGATAGGACGTTGACGAGTCCCACGCCCCAGGTTAGGTTGGCTGTGGCGCCAGTGCCAGCGCCGGAGGTAGACAACTGCACCACCGGGTTGGCTGGCGTAGAGCCGGAGGTCACCGAGCCCGGGCTGGCGCCGGTGGTCGACACCGGCTTCCACGAGGTGACCGCGCCGCCTGAGACGGTGTTGACGATCAGGCTCACCCCGTTGGTGAAGGTGACCACATCGTTGACCGCGTAGCCAGAGCCGCCAGCGCCGACGGTCGGGGTCCCTTGGACCTGTAGCACTGCGGCCGCCGAACCGGCGATCGTTGAGGCCGCCCCGGTGAAGCTGACCCCCGGGACACTGGTGTAGACGCCTGGGTTGGTAACATTGACGTGATCGACCCCCGCACCAGCGAAAGGGTTCTTGGTCACCGGGGGCGTCTGCGAGAAGTCCGGCGCGATGTTGGGGTCCGGGAAGGACGTAGCGGCCGAGGTCACCGTGCCGATGAAGCCGTAGGTGCTGCCGGTGGGGATCGGCTGCTTACTGGGGTTGGCCTTGTAGATATTGTAGCCCACGGCGCCCGCGGCCGCATTCCACGATACCGTCACCGAGCCTGAGGTGGTTCGCAGGTCCAGGGCGTAGACCTGGGTCGGACCACCCGGGGCCGATTCCTGGCCGTTGGCATCGATCGAGGTGACCACGTAGGCCCAATAGAACTGGGAGCCAGAATTGGTGATGTCGCCCAGTGGGGTCGCATTGACGCCTGTGGGGGTCGCCGCTGTGGTGCCGAAGTTGATCGCCTGAATGGTCCAGTTGGTCGCCGAGATCAGCGTTAGCACCTGAGGCGGATAGTTCGGATGGCAGAGGATCAGCTGATTGACGTTCTGTGCGTACTTGACCAGCGCGAGGTCCGCGGCCGCATAGGGCGAGGCGATGGTGTAGACGCGTTGGGCCGTCGCAGGCAGAGCGAACGGGTTGTTGATGATCGCGTTGCCGAAGAGGTCGGTCAGGGTGAAGGTATTCGGCGTGGCGTTCTGGATGATGTAGTACCGGTTCCCGGCGAAAATCCAGTCGTTGTTGGAGTAGCCATGGCCACCGGAGGTGAAGACCGTCGGGTTGCCGATGATGGCGCCCGTGATCGTCTTCCCGGTCTCGAGCACCGGGGCCCCGTTGAAGAAGAACCGGATGTACTGGTCGCCGAATTCGAGGACGTACCCGACAGCGAACGAGGCCTGGAAGGGGATCAGGCGTACCGCGGTTGCGGACTTGTAGCACTGGAGAATGTACCGGGACCCGGGCTTGGTGCTGGCGCCACCGCGGTAGTCGACGAAGAAGTTCTCCAGCAGCGCCGCGCCCGAGCGGTACTTGGACAGGTCCACACGGGCGTAGAGCTTCGGGGACCATTCACCGGAGTTGAACGACGCTTGAATTTGGCTCGTCACGGCCCCACCTAGTACATCGGGAAGTAGCTGCCCCAGTCATAGCCTTGATAGGGCCCGGAGTTGACCCCCATGCCGTCGACGTAGGCCGCGCCGCGAATGCGAATCCAATCGGGGGTGACGTCGTTGATGGTCAGTCCCTCGTTGCCGTCATCTGCGCGGGCGATGCGGATGATGTCGTTGGCTTTGGTCAGGAGGTCGTTGGCGAGTTCCCGGTTGCCCTGGAGCGCCATGCAGAGCCCTGCGCCCCCAGAGGCATAAAGGGCATTACGGAACGCGGGGTCAAAGACATTGGGGTCGATTACCTGTTTCGTGTAGGCGAGGGTCGCGTCCTCTTGGTTCGTGAGGATCACCCGCTGGTCGGTTTGGGGCCCGAAGGTAAGGTTGAACGAAGCTCCAGTGCCCGCGCCGGTGCTCGAGCCCTGTGCAACTGGATTCGCCTGGGGAGAGAAATAACTTCCGCCGAGCGGATTGGCCGATCCGGCGACGACGTTGATGACGTCAACCCCTGTGATAGCACCGCCGACGCCCACGCTAGTGACGCGTAGCTGTGCTGGAGCCCCAATTGGTGGACTAGTTGTTGGGCCGCTAGGCAGAGTGATAACATCGCCCACTGCGTGTCCAGAACCTCCAACAGCAACAGCTGCCGCGGTGACAGGGTAGAAGGCATCGGTTTGCACCTTAAAGCGGACCGGTTGGCCCCACCACCACGAGGATGCGCCGCCAGTGACGGCCGTGGTGATCGGAACGCCCCCGGCATAGCCGGCTTGGGTTGAGGGGATGATCCATCGAGCCGCGAGGCAGTCGACGGGATACTGGTACTCGTAGGCCCAGGGCGGGGCTGGTTGCCCGGGCTGCCAGAGGTTGGTCGCCGGGGAGGTGTTCTCCGGCGTCCCCGGTTGCGAGGTGATGTAGGTCAGATTCGCGGTCTTCATGGCACAGTCCCAGGGAGCCATGCGGAGCAGCTGGTCCCTGAGTTCTGTGTACATGAGGTTGAACTGGATCGCCTCGTTGGAGGTGTTATTGGCGATCTCAGCATCGGTCACGGTCGTACGCGTGCCGAGCTTCTGGAGCATCCGGTTGCAGACGTCCGTGACCGTGGTCATGGGCTAGTGCCTTCCTTGCGTTCCGCAGGTGCCGTGGTTGGTGCCGCCGAGACCGGGGGCCTCACGCGACTGGGAGGTCGGACCCTTGGGCGGCGAGTACGGCAAGGGCTTGGGCGACTGGCGCCCGCCGTTGTGACCTTGGGACCCCATCACAGCCTCCGAATCGGCGAGGGCTCGCCGGGACCGGGAGTGGGCGCCGGGGTTTCCGGATCGACGTCCTCGCCGGTTTCCTCCTCGCGGACCTCGGCCTCCTCGCGAAGCCGGGCCTGCTCGGCATCATAGCGCCGCTGCTCCATTTCCTTCGCGCGCTCGGCACGACGACGGGCGATCGCCTTGGCTTCCTCGTTCAGGTGCTCAAGCTCAGCCTGAGCGATGCCCAGCAAGGAAGTGCACCGCGGCGCAACCGTGGCCACCTTCTCGGCGATGGTCATCAGCTGCGACACCCGCTGGAAATCGAAGTCGTGGATTTCCTGGAGTTCGTCCTGGTCCTGCATCTCGAAATCGTCATCGACGCCGTTCTTGTTCTCGTCCGTCATTTGTGCTTCCCTTGGCTGCCACAGTGGTGGATGGTGGTGCCCCGCATGGGGGCCTCGAGCCCACGGCCCTCGTAGAGCGGGAGGCTGTTGACCCGAGACTCGATGATGCCGAGTTCGGCCACCGCTGCGGGGTTAACCGCGCGGGACCGGGGCTCGGTCTTAGTGGAGCCGGAATGGCTCGATTGGGCTTGACCCTGTTTCACTTGGGTTTCTCCAGTTGGCGAGTGTGGTCGTAAACATTGCCCGAACGTTGGGCCATGTCTCGGCGAACTTGCTCGAAGGTTCCCCCGTCGGTGTGCAGATCGTCGAGCAAGTGACGAAAACGATCTGCACAACGTTCCATTTCGCGATCGATGTAATCCGGGGCCTTGAGGCCTAGGGAGTGGTACTCGCCTTTGATGTGGACCACATCGTGGAAGTAGTTCGCGAACCGGCGCATCTTCTCCGGGACCTCAGCCTCGGCCTCATGCATGGCGAAGATCGCCCGCCCCAGCTGCTGCCGGACGGTCCGGAGTTCCCGCCAGATGCGGATCAGGAGTTCCTTCTCGTTCGCCGAGTACGCCGAGGATTCAAGCTGCTGGTCTTGTTCTTCTTCATCCGACATAGGGGCCTCACGGATTGAAGTTAATATCGCTGAGCGCCGGGCCGGTGTAGTTCGACCCTCCGGGCTGACCGTTGCTAACGAGCCGGGTACACCCGTTGACGGCATTAGGCGGTCCAAGCAGGAAGTTGCCCGGGGTGTTGGTGTTGGTAAGGCTGAACATCCCAACGCAATCGACACCGCCGATAACCGACCGGGCCCGAACTTGGCCGTTGGCGATGCCTCCCGGGATGTTAATGGTCGCTGGGTTAATCACCTGCTCGGCGTGGATGCCCTCGATGGTGACGAAGCCCCCGGTGATGACGAGTCCATCTTGGCGCGGACCGCCAGAACCGGAGGCAAGCCCAGCGACGTTGATGTCCCGGATTTTAACCTGCGTTGTGCCGTAGCTGAGGATCACATGAGGGCCGTTAGCCCCACCGCAATTGGCGTTGGACTTACCGCCCTTGTATTCGACGCCATCCATCAGGATGTAGGTCGCGCCGCCGTAGCCGATCTCGTAGGTTGCGCTGCGCCCGCAAGCCCCGGGGTAGATCACCATGCTGCGCATGCCGGCTTCGTGCTGCGCGTTATTGGTGTAGATCGTTGAGCGCGCCGAGACCCCAGCGATGTCGAACTGATTGAAGATTTGGAAGTCTTGCAACAGCGTGCCAAAGCAGGCGATGTGCGAGAACGAATTGCAGAGCTCCCACTGATTGCTCGTAGCGGAGAAGGTGTTGCAGAACTTGATGACGGACACATAGTTGCCCTGGCCCTGGGTTATCACACCCTGAGGGCTGACAATGGGCACTGTGGCGCCGCAACCGACCATAGCGGTGCCCTTGACGAGGAGTACCTTACCGCCAACACCGCCACCGGTGTCGAGAATGTTCTGAGTCGGGTACCCAGCGAAGCTCAACGCGTTTTGCAGCGTGGTGTAGTTGTCGGTCGCCGTGCCGTCGGTTCCAGCCCAGTCGAACTTGACGCCCATGGCGCGGGCGTCAAGGCCCGCTGCCGGGTAGACGATCTGCCACTTGTTGCCAGCGGAGTCGGTAAAAGACCCAGTGGGGGTCGAGATCGAAGAGATGGTCCACGACGGGGTAGTGGTGCACCCCGGGATGGCGGCAGTAAGGACGTTCCCCACGGCGTAGCCACCTGAGGCAGCCCCGTTGTAGCCCCCGACATTGGCGATGGAGGTGACGACGTTTCCGGCGACCGTGATCACCGCCGCGACATTGGAGGCCCCAGACCAGTCCGAACCGCGGCCGGAGCCGCCTGCGAGCGGTGTGGTGTAGTAGGTCCCGTTGGTACAACCGGAAGTTCCGTTGTTGGTGATCGATCCACCAATGATCCGGGTGTCGATGAAGTTCCCAACGATCTTCTGGAATGTGGCCCCGCCACCATCGCCGGGAGTGGAATAGCCCTGCGTGCTGATGACCGAGAATGCTGAGAGGTCGAGCGCTGCCGCAGCGGCCCGGGAGGGGAACAACGGGATCGCATTCGCCGCAAGGTCGGTGCTGGTGACGGCGCCATCGACGATCTTAGCGCTGGTAATTGAGCCGTCGGCGATCTTCCCGGAAGTAACGGCGTTGGGTTGGATGGTGACCAGCCCCGAGGGAGTGGCGATCGTTGCATCGCCATTGGCGGTGAAGCCCCCTAGAGCGCCGCCGTTGTTGTACTGGATTTGGCCATTGGCGCCACCGGCCGCGCCGAGGAATGCCGACGGGTTTGTGGGGATCGGGACATTGGGCGAACCAGTGACGTTGCCGCAGACGGTGTTATTGGGGAACACACCGTTGCACTGTGCCGACGCGGCGGCCGGAGCGAAGATCAGGGCGAGGGCTAGGAGGAGCTTCTTCACTGAATTAGATTCCAACTACCGGAGGCTATGAGCGGCACGAAGATCAAGGACCCACGGGGTGAGGCCAACCGGACGGATGGGAGACCCGAGATGTTCTCACCGACGGCCGGGAAGATATTGTAAGTACGAGACCCCGCAAAGCCGCCAATGTCAACCACGGTGACGGGATTGATGACCCACTGACCGGGGATGGCCTGGGGTCCGGCTGGCGAGGCCTTGGCGGACGGGAGAGTGATGTTCACGTCCGCGTCGACGTTGATTGTGACAAGGGAAGTGCCGCGCTGGAGGATGGTGCCCCCAGCGGCGGTCACGGGCAGCACGGCGTCCACGGGGACCGACACCCAGCCGACCGAGGGGCCCATGTACTGGCGGACCCATTGGCGGAAGGTCCCGCCCTGATCAAGGTCAAGCTGGGATGCCATGGGGTTACTTTCCTTTCGGCTTGATCCGACCGGTGCCCTTATCGGCCCGGTTGAACTCCTTCGCGACCTTCTGCGGAATGCCGACCTTCTTCGCGAACTTGGGCGAATGGGCGGCAGCCGCCATGGTTCGGGCTTGCTTAGCGCTCTTGCTGGGCATTATACCCTCCGAACTTCCGACGCCTGGGGCGGGGACTTCTGTGCGGCTTCGAGGGCCGCCACTCGGGCGAGCAGGGCGTCATACTGCTCGCGCGGAACAGCGGTGGTGGGAACCTGGGCCGCCTCCGCGACCTTGGAGAACGCGGCCATGATCTTCGCCATGAAGGCCTCCTCGTCGGAGTTCATGCCGCCGTTGGCCGGAAGGGACTCGATCGGGTTGATCCAGCGCTCGCGGAGCCGCTCGGTGATGGCTTCGGCCTCAGCGTTGAGCGGCTCCATTTCCTGGGTCGGATCGCCGATGAAGGCTAGGTCCCTGCTGTACTTGTGGGCGCCCTCGACGTCGTGGCAGACGATGATCTCGCCCGGGTAGTTGCAGTCCGCGGGGTCCTTCGGATCGAGCAGGATCGGCACGCCGTAGAGCTTCCGGACCGTGCGGCCGGACTCACGGGCGGTCTCCTTGTGCTCCCACTCCACCTTGGTACCGTCGGGGAGTTCGGGGACCCTGAGATAATGGGGGCCAATCAGGCGCCAACGGGGGCATTCAGTCATAGGATTCTCCTGGGGGTTATCGCATTCTACGTGCGCGAAGAACATACGTTGCTGTTGGCTGGGTGCCGGACCCAACCCACTGTATGTTGAGGAAGTAAGAGGTAGTTCCGGACAAAAGGACTTGAGCTGGTGGGAACGCGAGATTGGCTGGCGTGTCGGCAGCTGAGGCCTGTCGGACGTGGTACGGAACGGTCCCAGCGATCGCGGTGAGAGAAGCAGAGGACGCCGATACGGAGGCATACCAGTCTGTGGTATTGGTGCCGCCACCAGTGGCGGTAGTGATCGACGCCGAGATGTCCCAATCGCCAGCGGTCAGCGAGATCGTTGCAAGCTGGGCGGTAACAGTAGAGGACAGGACCCCTGAGGTCCCCGTTGACATGACGACTTCGCCGACGTTGCCAGCGCTAGCCGCGGAGTTAGTCGCGATGCCGGGGGTTGCGCCAGTGGTGGTGCAAGTGCCCGAGGTGGTGATCGCAGTGCCGTAGCAGGTGACCGAGGTGACGGTACCGGTGCCGGATACGGTGGCCCAGGAGTTATCGCCACGGAGGTAGGTGGAAGCGGACGGAGTGCCTGTGGCAGCGAGGCCGGTCGAGGGGACCAACCCGGTCGCGTTGGTCAGGGTTGCCGAGGACGGTGTGCCGAGAGCGCCACCAACGAAGTAGGCCGCACCAGTGCCGGTTTCGTCGGTGAGGCAGCCACGGAGGTTAGCTGACGAGGGCGTGACGAGCCAAGTCGTGCAGCCGGTGCCAGCCCCGGTGATGTTGCCCGCGGCTACGGCATTTGCGGTGCCAGCGGTGAGGCCTGAGGCGGTACCGGTGAGGTTCGTGGCAACGCCCGCGGAGGGAGTGCCGAGGTCGCCGCCTTGGAAGTATGCGAGGCCGGTACCGGTTTCGTCTGTGATCGCGGCGCGGAGATTGGCTGAGGTCGGGGTGCCGAGCCAGGTAGCGACACCGGTGCCAAGGCCAGTGACGTTGGTGATCGCTGGGGTGCAAGCGGACTGGGCGGCCCCGGTGACGAGGCCCTTGGCGTTGACGGTGATCGCAGCGCAGAAGGTGGCCCCGCCCCAGGTGCCGACGTTGGAGTTGACGGTCGCGAAGGTGACCGCACCGGTGCTGGTGTTGATCGTGGCATCGCCCGAGGCCGTGAAGCCGCCGAAGGCCCCAGCGTTGTTGTATTGGATTTGGCCCGAGGTGCCGCCCGGAGTGCCGCCGCCACCACTGACAGGGAGGCCGTTGACGTACACGCCGGTGGCGTTGATGGTCCCCGCGCCCATGCGACCGCCCGAGGCCGCACCGAAGACCGCGCCGTTGGGGTTCAGGTCCAGCAGGTTGTTGGCGTTGCCGGGGAGGCCCTGCCACCAGCGGACACCGCCTGGGGCTGATCCCGGGTTCGCAGTGTTGTAGAGGTTGACGACCGAGTTGGACGTGTCGAGGCTGGCGCCCCAAAGCGAGGACTGGCCCGGGGCGAGTTGGACATCGCGGACCTGAGCGAGGGCCGTCCAAGGGTCTGCGAAGAGCGCCCAAGAGAGGGCGGCGATGCCAAGCGCGCGCCTCATTGTACGGACCCTCGGATGAAGCCGGTGATGGTGCCGGTGGTCTTGGTGAAGCAATTGGCGCCAGAGGACAGCACAGCCGTGATGCCAGTGGAGAAGCGCGAGGCCGGGCCCGGATTGTAGGACACCGAGGCGTTGCCATTGGCGGGCAGGGCCGCGCATTCGAGCGGGGTCACTGCGCCATCGGCCGGGGCCGAGGTGGCATCGAGAACGAGCAGGAAGCCCGGGGTCGCGGTGTGATTGGCCGCGAAGATCGAATAGAGGTTGCCGGCTGAGGCCTTGAGGACGTGGGTGGCCTCGGCCGCGGTGGAGACCACCGGGACGATACCGGCGTTGGCCGAAGAGGACGCCCGCTGGCCGACAGCAGCTACACCGAAACCGGTCGTAAGGGAGGACCCGGCTATGTCCCGCTGGATCGATAGGGTCGATCCGTTGTAGAGCATGTTCTGGTTGTAGATGCCAAGGAGGTTGGTACCGGCCACGCCATCGGCGCCCTGAGCGGACACTGTGGCCGGGCCCACAGCCCCGTTGCCGATCTGGACCCACCACGCTTGGGCGTTGGTACCGGCGTTGCCTTGGTTGACCGTGCCGATGCTGGTGCTGCCACTGGGGCCGAGGAGCAGCTTGCCGGTGCTGTCGCATTGGGCGTAGCCGACGCGGCCGGAGGTAAGGGTCGGCGGGGCCGCGTTGTAGGCGCAGAGAATAGCGATGGTGCCCGCAGGCGGGGGCATGGAGACTTGCTGGGCTGACGCGGCGGAAGCCAGCCCGAGGGAGACGACAATCGCCGCGATCAGCTTGCGCATGCTAGGAGACCTTATACCAAGAGGTGTTGGCGCGGCGGAACACAAACCGCGAACAGGAGTTGGCGCCTTGTGTGGTCACCGTGAAAGGCCCGGCGACAAGGGCCTGCCCGGTGTTGGCCACGAAGGACACCACGTTGGTGGCGAACGGGGTCGCGGTTACGTTGCAGAATGCAACCACGGCACCGTCGGTGAGCGGGTTCGGCGGCAGGGTGATTGTCGCCGCCGAGGGCTGAGCGCCCACAAGGAGCATCCCGCCTTCGGAGAGGCTGGCGGTGGTGCCGGTGCCGACGGTGAAGTTGCCGGTGATAGTCAGTGGCACCGCGGCCACTGAGTTGCGGACGAGGTTGGAGGTGATGTAGCCTCCAGGGCCGCCCGGCCCTTGGCCCGCCTGCCAAGTCTCGTTGCCGGACAGGTTGTCCTGAACGACGGCCTGAGCAGACGCGGCTAGTGGGGCCAGAAGCCCCACCGCCAGTGCCCCGAGTAGGAGCCATTTGCGCATTGCGATCTCCTCAGTTGTTGATCGTGATGCCCGCGGGATAGCCGCCCATGATGGCATTGTCGGTGCCTTGATAGGGCTGGTCGTCGCGGTCAAGGACGATGTAGGAGTTCACCGTGCCCGCGGTCATGGTGGCGCCGGCAATGGTGTAGAGCAACTGGAGGTACCGCGGGATCGCGGCGCCATCCGGCGGCCGGGGCATGTCCATGTCCATCAGGCGGGAGCCCGCGTTGAGGGTCGCCAGCGCGTAGGCCGGCGAGGACCACCAAGTGGTGAACGCGGCCGGGGCACCAGCGCCGTTGTCCACCGCGCCCTGGAGGGCAACGGCAAGGGTACCGGCGCCGCCCGAGGTGAAGGTGGTGGCCACCTGCACCAGCAGCTTCATCGCCGGCTTGTCGCCGATGCCAATGTCACGGGCACCGCCGCCCTGAGCAGAGCTTGGAATGCCCGAGGTGATGCCGAGGTCGATGATGTTCGTCGAGACGTAGGTCCCGACCGCCTGGGCGAGGTTCTGGTTCGCCGAGAACTGGAGAAGTGCGTCAAGGATCATGGTGCTGGGTCTCCCTTAGACGACCTGAGCTTCGTTGGACAGGATCGCGTCGCAGGTGCGAACCGGGATGCCGCGGAAGGTGGTCACGACCTTGCCGTTGAACTCCTCGAGCCGGAGCAAGACGTTGGTCTTGTTCATGGCCTGGAGATCGAGGTAGGTCCGGATTGCGCGATTGCAGTAGATATAGGTCGTGCCCATGTTGGCACGGACCTCGGGGGTGTCGGAGGTCTGGATCGCCGTGGCCTGCGACGGAGCGGTGGGCAGACGATACAGGGCGCGGACGATCAGGTTGATCAGGTTCGCCGCCGAGACACCGGTGAGCTGGGTCACGTCGATGTTCGCAATGCGGGCAGTGTAGCGCCAGTCGCGGAGGCAGAGACCGACTTCCCACTTGAAGTGGTCGCGGTAGGCTTGGTAGGTGTTGCCCGACGCGTCCTGCACCGGCCACTCGCCCATGTCGCGGTGCTGGAGGCCGGTGATCTTGCCCTTGGGGAAGATGCCGTGGATGGTATCGTTGCCCCAGGTAACGATCCACATGGAGGTGTTGGTGTTGGAAGTGCCGCCGCCATCAAGGACGTTGTTGGCCGTCTGCGAGTTGGCGGTGTTGAGGGTGGAGTACCGCGGGGCCAGGCCCGTGAAGCGCTCCGGGTTGATGTGCTGGTTGCCGTAGATGAAGGTCGCGGCCACCTGCTGGGACATGCCCTGGAGGAAGGCGCGGACCTCGGACAGGCGGAACTCAGCGGTGTTGCCGTTGAGGTCAGCGATGTCCTTGTCGATGACCGCGTAGGTCTCGAGGTTGCCGCAGGTATCGATGATCTGCGCGGTGGTCGACTTCGCGTTCGGGACGCCGGCGTTCAGCAGACGCCAGGTGGCCTGCGGGAGGCCAGTGCGAACGGTCGTCTTGTGCCCGGTGGGCAGGTTGCCCTCCATGACGAGGATGTCATCGAGGATTTCGTTGGTCTGGGAAAGAAGCTCGATGATCGAGGCGACGCGGTAGCCATCGTCCATCCGCTTGGCCCAGTCAGCGTACGTCAACGCGACGTTGCCGATGATTGCCATAGGTCAAGTCCTTAGTAGGGGTTGAGGGGAGGGTGGGCAGTGCATCTGGTTCATCGATCTGGCCTATGGCGTTCAGCCGCTCTGCGGCTCGATTAACCAAGATTGGGGTAAAGGGCCTTCGCGGGCGTCGGCCGGGCGTTGGTGCCCGGTGCACGCTGGCCTTCGGGCGAGGGACCCTTGCCGGTGACAGGGCGGCCTTCGGAGACGGCCTGGGAGAGCTTCCACAAGGCCTTGACGAAGGCGGGGTGATCGCCGGCACCGGTGAGGTCCATCGCGGCCTGGAATTCGGCGCGGAGGGCCGGGTCGAGGGTGCCCAAGGCGCGGCCGATGTCGACCTTGACGGCATCGATGCCGGTCTTGCCGTCGGTGGTGTAGCTGGAGACCTCGGCGTCGGCGAGGGTCTTAGCGGCCCACTCCTTACGCATTTCGGTGTAAGCGGACTCCTGCACTGAGGGCAGCGCGGCCTTGAGTTGGTCAGCGTGGAAGGAGACGAGGCGCTGTGCGGCCTCCTGAGACAGGCCCAGTTCCTTGAAGATAGGCGTCGCAGCCTCGAGAGTCTCCTTCGAGAGAGTCAGGCCCTCGGGGAGGGTGAACTCGGCGTAGGCCTCCGGAGCGCCCTGCGTCGGGGGCTTCGGGGGATCGCCCTCCTTGGGCGGCTCAGGAGTCTGCGGAGCCGGGGGTGTCTCCCCCTTCGCCGGTGGAGTCGGCGGCGTCGGGGGCGTCGTCTGATCCAGAATCTCCCCCGTCGGGCTCCGGGCTGCGTCGTCGTTCATCAAGGGCGTGTCGGACATTGGCTTCTCTCTGTGCTTCGATGTAAGCATCGGGACACGCGGTCATTATGTCGGCCAGGAGACGAAGGCCGACCGCGCGGGAGCCTTCGTTGAAAGCGGTGGCATCGGCCGCGCCGATGACGTAGGTGGACGAGAACACCGAGCAGCCGGAGAGGAGGTTCCACATCCACTCCCGGCCCTCGATGGTCGACATGATGTTGCGGACCACGGCCTGCCGAGCGGCCTCGGTCTTGCGGGCGAGCTTCTCAGCCTGACGGACGGATTTGCGATCGCCAGCAGAGATGGTCACGAGGGCTTCCTCCGACCTTCTTCAAAGGCTTCGCGACCGTCCATGGAATTGTGAACGATCACGCCCTCCTCATCCATCCATGGTTTACACCAACAGGATGTATGATCATTGGTCTCGTGCTCCCGAAGATCGTTGAGCGGATAGCAATGATAGCGGGGGATGTTGAAGACATCTATCATGGCGCCACCCCTCCCATCGCCTGAAGGGCATTGACGCCGCCCCCGAGGTCGGTGTCCGAGAGGTTCTTGCCCGCCTGCGACAGGGCAGCGATCTGCTCGGCCTGCTGCTGCTGGGCCATCTGCTGGGCGCGCTGTTGGCGAATTTGGGCCACGGCCTCGGGACTCCGGATTATCTTGGGGTCGTTATTGAGAAGGGCTGAGTATTTGTCAAGCGCGTAGTCGGTGTCGATGTTGTCCATGATCTCGGGTTTGGCCGCGAGGAGGTTGCCGGCGACCGCGAGCAGGCGGTCGATGCCTCCGGACTTCGCAGCGTCCTGGGCCTGCTTGAGCATCGATACGTAGTCGACGCTGATCATCTGGCCTTGGATTTCAGGCGGGGCCGGGGGCAGGATGCCCGCGCGAGTGGCGATGTCGAACACGCGATCGAGGATCGGGCCGAGGCCTTCGTAGTCGATGCGGTCGAGGGCCGGGCCCAAGGCGACAAGGGACTCGGACTTGCGCATGTCCCATTCAACGGCGGTGACGTTCGACCGGGTTTCGTATTGCGAGGCGGTCATCAGGACGTCGTTGAAGAAGATGCGCGACAGGCGCTGCTTGACCTCAAGGAGGTCCTGCGTGATGGCGTCCACCGGGAACTGATGGGTGTCGTAGATCGACGCGATGGCCGGTTTGCCGCCGTTGGCGGCCATGCCCTGGATGTAGGTCATGCCGCCCGGGAGGAGCGAGGCCGGTTGGTTCTTGAGTTGGACATCGGCGACCAGCGGCGGGTTGACCATCTTGTCGATGGCTTGGGCCTTGCGCCGGGTCTCAAGCTGGACCTGTTTCTGGTCGGGCAGGGCATCCATGCCGGGCGAGCGGCCATAGGCGTCGTTGCTCACGAGGTCCCATCGGCAGGCGATGTTGGGCTGAGAGTAGTAGCCCTTACGCCGGAGGAAGCCCTGGGGCTGGTAGTTGCCGCCCTGAGGCGATGCCGAGCCGCCCCATTCCCAGTAGAGTTCGCGGAAGGCGAACCGGTCGGAGAAGCCGAACTCCGGGCCGCGGCCGTCGTCATTGGGCTCGATGGAGTGGGCGACGATGATCTCGCGGGTGAGGTTGGCGCCACCCGGGTCGTCGTAGAGGCGGCGGACGGTTTCGGAGCAGTTCTCGTAGCCGAACTCGTCGACCACGGCCGCGACGGTTAGGGTGAACTCCCGGTAGAAGATCGTCGGGCGGTACTTGCCGTCGATGTCGAGGTAGTATTCCCCAGCACAGGGATTGATGCAATTGATGACGTTCTCGAAGTCCTCGTAGATCAGCATGACCGCCGTGCCGAAGATCACGAGGTCGTAGTAGAACTGGGCGATGGCGTTGTAGAAGTTCGACGAGGAGAAGATCAGGTAGAGGATGCGCTCACATTCGGCGAGCCAGAGCGACACTGGGGAAGTGGTAGTACTGTCCACAGTTCCAACACGTAATTTGAACCACGGGCGTGTTGGGGACGATTTCCCAGAGACCAAACCAGAGGCTAGGTTCCGTGCACAGATCACACCCGTAGAGTCGAGGATGTGCTGGTTGATCGGCGACCCGCGGGCCATCTGGTTCGGCGTGACGATCCATTTGTATCTCCTGGGGAGGAAGTAGTCCGCGAGTTCGCGCCAGTGGGTCCACCACGAGTAGCGGTTGACCCGGAGGCCGAGGAGGCGGCCTTGGGAATAGCGGAGGGCGGCGACGTCAGCGGCGGTCGGCTGGCGGGTGAGGGAGTTGTCGACCATCATTTACCCCGCTTCTTCAACCATTGATCGACAAGCTGCTTATCGAGAGTGTGTGCCCCAAGCTTGTCTCCGAGTTCAGTTGTTGCTTCCATTGGCAACTGCTCTCCGGGGTATTGTACAATTGGGCCAATATCATCGTGTTCACGCCGATCTTCGATATTCTCGTATTTGCGAAAGTCTGCGTAAGGTTGCACCAGCCGCCCTTCGGCATGCATCTGTGCGGCGGCCATTAGAGCCCAAGGCTCGTCCGGGGGCGAGGGCGCAGGACCCTTGGCGCGATCGGCGGCGGTAGTGATGGGAACGACGGGCATGGGCGCTCATTGCCCTAGGAGGGTCTTCTGCCCAGACTGCGTGGGCGGTGTGGCCGCGGCGCCGATGAAGGTCGGCTGCTGGGGCTTGGTCTGCTTCGCGGAGCCCTGCGGAGACTGGGCCGGAGGGGCGGGCGCAGGGGGCGCAGCCGGTGTGGGCGCAGAGCCGCCACCGATGAGCGAGGAGCCTGCGGCCGCTGCGCCTAGGCCGCCAAGGGCCAAGCCGGTCAGGGTGATGGGGTCAACAGAGCAGAGGGCCAGTCGGCGCTCAGCCCAGCATTCGTTCAGGCGCGTATGGATCATATTCGCACTCGGCTTGGTTGGGGTTGTGAAGGTGGGCGAACTCGCCCCCGGCGTTGGCGTTGCGGAACAACGGGCCGCCGAAGGTCAGGGCAAGGGCATCGAGGTCATCGAGCTCAAGGTCAGGGTTCTCTTCGAGGAGGTCCTCTTTGGAGACGAGCTGGATTTCGTCCTTCTTGTTGAAGGTGTACTTGATGGCGAGCATCGCCGTGCGGAGTTCGGGCGATGGGGGCAAGGCGCCGGTTTTCATCCAGGCACGCAGGGCGCCATACATGGCCGCGCGCTTGTTGGCATAGCGCTCGCCCTGGGTATCGGTGGTAACCCCGGTGATGTCGTCCTTGCCGCCGAACTGGACTTCCCAAACGTAGAGGCGCTTCTCACGGCACTGGTCGACTACGCCACCGCCGACGCCACCGCCGTCGATGAAGATGCCATCGGGGTGCCATTCGGTGAAGGCGTCGAAGACCCGATTGGCGAGCTCGGTGGTGGAGATGCCCGAGTAGCGGCGGCGTGGGATGCTACGAGCGTCACGGCCCTTACGAGGGAAGATGACAGATGAGTTACGGCCAAAACGCGCAACGTCAACTCCAAGGGCGAGGGGCGTGAAAGCGTCGACAAATACCTCGCGGTCAGGAGACATAGCTGCGTCAACGTCAGCGGCGGAGAAGAACTCCATCTCGCCGTGGCGGGGGAACATGCCCTTGACGCGAATGCGGAACCAGTCGGAGTCTTCGCCATAGATGGCCTCCCAGCGCTCGAAGCGGGCCTTGTTGGTGATGGCGACCGTGCGGGAGTCGAGTTGGCGGCTACGCCACATTGAGGCGTGCTTGCCGCCCTCGAAGCACTCGCGGAAGCGCCCGGAGTTCCGGGTGGGGTTGCCGAAGACCAGCCAGATGATCTGGGTGTCAGCATCGGTGGTGGCGCCCTCGATGGTTTCCCAAATGATGTCCGCGATGGCCGAGGCCTCGTCGAAGACAATGAGCAGGCGCTTGCCCTTGTTGTGCATGCCCGCGAAGGCTTCGGGGTTGGTCTCCGACCACGCGATCATATCGATGCGCCACGTGCGCTCGCGGGTGGGGTCCTTGGAGACGAGGGAGGTCGCGTTTAGGACGAAGTGATCCCGGGCGAACCAGCAGAGGTTGAACCACCGACCGAGTTCAGCCCAGGTCTTGGTCTTTAGCTGCGTCTCAGTGTTTGCGGTGACCACACCGCGGCAGTCGGGGTAGGTGGTGAAGGCCCAGATGATGAGCATCGAGACGAGCGCAGACTTGCCCACGCCGTGGCCGGAGGCGGTGGCGAGTTGAATGGCCTCATCAAGAGTGAGCAGCCCAACGCGGATGTGCTCCATGATCTCGCGTTGCCACTCAAGGGGCCCGTCGTACTTCTCGAGCACGGTCCCCTGTTCGCCCCAAGGGAAGGCGCCAAGGACGAAGGCTAGGGGGTCGTCGGCGACCGAGGCGAGCCACTCAAGGAGGGCCGCGTCCATTGCATCCTCAGCGCCGGCGACGCCAGAGCGATCTAGCGCCAAGGACGACCGACTGTCATCAACGCGATCAAGCATCTGGCGCCACCGACCTCGGGGAGAGCATTAGGCACGCCTCCGGAATGGGGGCGGAGGAGGCACTGGCCGCTGGGGTGCAACGGGTGATGCCTCCTCCGATCGCGAGGGACCAGGGACAGGCAGGGCGTTCCCCTCGACGATTCGTAAAGTGGGTGCGCGCTCGGAGCGCAGGCGAGCGGCTTCGAGCTTCGCAGCGAAGTCGACGTTCACGTTCAGGTTCTTCGTCTGCTTGCCGTAGCCGGTACGGTCGAGGCCGAGTTCGGCGATCCCCAGGAGGTCGCGAGTCGGGAGGTATTCGCCCTTCTCTGCAGCCTCATCGAGCTTGTCCGAGAGCATGGCCTGGGCCTTAAGCGCGTTGGTGCGGAGGTAGTCGACGACCGGATCGCCAGCGGAGGCGAACTCAGCGTCGATCATCGCCCGCTTCTCGGCGATCAGCTGGACCATGGACGGGTCCTTGCGGAGGACGTTGACCCGGCCGATGCTGATGCCACAGGCCTGGGCGACCTCGGCATTGGAGAGTCCAGCGGCGATCGCCCGCGCGATGCGGTGATGGTTGTCGCGGATGGTTTGCAGGACCGTGGGGTCACGCTTCACGGCCAGGTGCGCGAGGTCCGCTCGGGTCAGTTCGGTGACTGGTCCGATTTGGGGCTCGGTCTTGAAGGGCTTGCGGCCGCGCTGAAGGGTGACCATGGCTGGGGCTCAGATGCGCCTCGGGAAGGAGGCTTGGGGTTGGGGCTCACCGAACAGGTGGGCGATCTCCACCGGGTTCGGGGTCTTGACCTTGATGTTGTACCTGGGCTTGTAGAGGTTGATCATCGCGGCCTCGAGTTCGTCGAGGTCTTCGACTCGGCAAGGGAGGACCCAGACTTCGTCGAAGAGAACGCCACGGACCGACGCGGGCATCCACGCCGGGAGCCGCTTCTTGCCCCAGTTGGACTTATGCGCCGACACGCGCGAGAGCATCCGCCGCGACTGCCCGATGTAGACGACCACCCCGTTGCGGACCAAGGCGTACACGCCCGCGCTCAGAATGGCCGATACGTTCACGAAACCTTCCAACACCGCTCGATTTCTCCAGCTTCACAACCCCACCATGGCACCATCGGCGCCAGAAGTCAAGCCCCGGGGTTCCACGTTCGGCTGGCGCCAGGGGCCGAAAGGCAGGGTTATGCATACCTTTCAAATTTTGCGCGTCGTGCGACAGGCATATCTGCGGCCACGACGGGACAAAAATTTTGGGCCACCCCCGGTAGGGGGCAGCCCGAGGTAGGATCGGAGTGGCGAGGGGTTAGTCCTTGCTGGCGAGCAGGGCGTCGTTCGCCTTGCGGAACTCGCGGGCACGGCGGATGTTGTCGTCGGTGAAGAGGGCGTCGAATTGCGACTTGTAGAGCGTGATCGGCCAGCGGCCGAGGCCATAGATGCTGATGGCGCCCTTTTCGGAGACCTTGAACGAGACCTTAGCGGCCTGCTCGCGTTGGAGGTTAGCAACGAGGGCGACAAGTTGTTCGCGGGAGAGCTTGGAGAGGTCGGTCATGGTGGGCGTCCTTTCGGGTTGGATCGGCGGGCAACATCGCAGCGCCGATGCCCCGGTTATCGCCGATCGCCGCTCGGTTGTCCAATCACGAAATGTTACAATCGCGCTGCGGTGCAGCATCGCCCTCGTGGGACCGGCATATGTCCCTGATGGTGCTGACATAACCTGATCAGAAACTACACAACCCCCGGCAGGCCCTGCCCCTCCCCCACCATGCGTCTGGGCGTGTCTGTGTCCAAATCTAGCTATATATACTCTAGATAGGACACACCCACCCCGAGGCACGGGGACGGACGGCCGGGGGTTGTGTGGTTTCAAATCAGGGAATCAGGGCACTATGTCGGACCCACCTTGGACCCGCGAGGGACAGGGCGCGGGCGACGAAATCGGCGGAAATTGTGCTGGACTTTCAAGGGGTTATGTGGTACTATGGTGGGACAATCAGGGAGCGATTGCGATGGCCAAGCGAGGCAGACCGGGGAAGCTCTACTTGCCGCTGAAAGCGGTGGATATTGCAACGGGGCGAGTAGTGAGGCCCGGGGGCGATAGCTTTGTGGATGACTTCACGGGCGAACGCCATGAGCTAGCGCCGGAGTATGATCGCCCACGAGGGCTGCCAACCGACGCGCGGGATTATCGGGATGCGGTGAACCGGGCGAAGCAGGCGAGGGCGCAAGCCTTGCTGGCCTATGTGTTCAATCCTCCCCAGCCCAAGCCGTTCAAGCGGCGAATCTGAATCCGCGTTCACTTGTTGCGCCGCATCAAATGAATTCACGTTTCCGTGATCGATTTTCTCGTTCCGTTCCGCGTTCGTTCGCGAATGTTCCGCTTGATTGTGCGGCGCAACATGTGCGATGATTGGGACCGAGCCGAAACGCAGGAGCCTAGACATGGCCTATGTTATCACCCTAGACAGCCACGAATACTTCGGGCCTTTCCCGAACCTATTCGCTGCTAAGGATTGGGCTGATAGCAAGGGCTATCTCAGTGTCCAACTCGTGCGTAAGCTCCCTGAGTATGCTATGTGCCAGTTGCGTAAGCCTCACCCACCCACACCGGAGACCGACCCGATGACCAACCCCGACGCCATGAAGGCTAGGATGACGGAATACAGCGACATCTCTCAGGCCCTATGCGATTGGTTTCACTCGCAGGGGATTGAACCTAAGATGGCCGTTACGGCCATGTGCTACCTTGTGGGTATCATGTGCGCCGATGTGGCTGAGGACCACAAGGACTTGGACCACGGGCTGACCCTTGCCAGCAATCTTACCCGGATGATTGCTCACGGCGCAATGGCGGCGAAGTAGCACCCCAACATTCCCCTTACGGCGGGCGGAGGCTTCGGCTTCCTACCCGCCTTAAGGCAGTGAGGGCATCAGCGATGCTTCGGCCATAGCGCTTCCCTCGGGCTGTTTGACAAGTGAAGGACTAGGGATTGCATCGGTGGGTGCGCCAGTCGGACTACGCTTCACGGTACGTAGTTCCCTTGAGAGTGGATTAAGTTCTGCTCGGCTGCGCGCATCCTCCCGTGCAATCCCGCACGACCCATTCGCCATGATCCAAGATCGTGGGGGACCAGAGGCAACGGCAATCATGCATGATAGGACGGACTACAGAGGCTTCGGCCTCGCCTGTCCAAAGCTATCAGCCACTGAGACCCGACCTTTACGACCCCGCATAACCACGATGACTACCTTGGCGAATACCCGGGGCAATCCCGCCCCACTAAGAGGACTGTAGTTATGACAGACCTATCGACCGACATCGCAACCGAAGCCTCTGCTCCGGCAGGTGACACTTCCGCCATGATCAAGTTTGCCCTGAAGAACGGGGCGGGCGAGGTCGAGGTGGATACCAATCGCCTTCCGATCGAGGTGTACAAGGAAGCCCTCATGCAGGGCCTCAAGGTACTCGCCGAGCGCGCGATGTCGAAGATCACGAAGGAAGCCTACCCTGTCGAGGAGGAACGCAAGGCGGCCATCAAGGCCAAGGCCGAGCAGAACATCCAAGACATGTACGACGGCAAGACCAAGCTCACTGGTCAGCCGAAGTCCAAGAAGGCATCCGGCGCGGTCATGACGGAGGCCATGCGCCTTGCTCGCAACTTGGTCAAGGACGCCATGAAGGCGAACAAGATCAAGATCAGCACGGTCAAGGCTTCCGAGATCACGGCGGCGGCGAAGGCTCTCATCGAGGCCGACCCGTCCATCGTGGCTACTGCCGAGGCCAACCTCAAGGCCCGCGAGGCGACGCCGATCAAGATCGACATCACCAAGCTGGTCAAGGCTGACCCGGAACTGGTCGCCAAGGACGAGGCCAAGAAGGCCAAGGCCAAGGCCGACAAGCCCCTGAGCGCAAAGCAGGCCGGCAAGGTCGCGCCGCGCGCCAAGGGAGCGAAGCCCCAGCCGCAGGCGACAGCCTAAGGCGAGGGCCGGCGTGAATGCCCGCAGTGAGTAATTGGAACCCCGCTACGCAAGACTGGGGCGAGGCCACAGCAAGGCCCGCTTAAACGAAGGATGCAAGAATCCTCGCCCATGATCTAGCGGGGCAGGCCAAGGATCACTGCGGGGACCACTTTTACTCTTGGGGCACCATCGCCCCGCTGCAAGCCATAGCCCCCTCATCTCACTAGGGGCAGCCTAAATCAAGAGCAGTGACTGACGCTTGGGCACACTCGCACTGAGCTGACGCACAACCCACACCCTGACGGGTCGGCGATGGAAAGCCGTAAAAGCACTCCCCGTTGGCCGTTGGCAGGCTGGCACAGAGGATTGTCACTAGCATCCTCATTCGACAGATAGGCGGCAACCCAAGGCGCAGCTTTGGACTTGCGCGGCCCAGCCTAACTGGGGGCATATACCGTGATGCCCCATCCTTGCCAAAGATGGACGGAATGAGCCGTCCATGAGCGCAACCCCAACAAAGGACCGACCGAAATGACCGGACATCAGATCAACAGCCTTGTCGGCGATCTTGTCGCCATGGCGCAGGCCATGGAACGGCTGCCCCAAGTCGAGGCGGAACTCACCACCGTGCGCCGCGAGTTGGACGACAAGGCCGCCACCATCCAGCGCCTTGAGCTCAAGCTCATGGAGCGCAGCAACGAGATCAACGAACACCTCGCTCGCATTCGCTCGCTGGAGGTCGAGCGTGACGATGCACAGTTTCACGCTCTGGAGGCTGACGACCGGACGCAGCGGGCTTTGGACTTCATCAAGGCCACTTTCGGCAATGCTGGGGCGCTCATTCAGGCTTTGGAGCCTCCGGCTGCGCCCAAGCCGGAGCCGACCGCTGCCGAAGTGCCTGTGCAAGCAGTGCAATCGGCTTCGGAGCCGAGGCCGCTGATCGAGAACCCCATCGAGCAGATGCCGGAGGTCGCCAGCGCACCGTCGGGGGAGCCCTCGACTGGTGTCTCTGCGGATACCCACAATCCCCCTGCAACGGAAGTTCCCTCGACTGCCCCTACGTCTAGCCCGGCCTCGGAGGTGGCCCAGCCGGGGGAGCCCGATGCCTTTGCGGCTTCGCCGATGCCGAGTGTGACCAACGAGGCGACTGTCCAGACAGCGACCGATGGATCGCAGACCAGTTCCATGTCGGCTGAGAAGCCCAACGGCCCCTACGTCGGCAAGCGCTACTCCGAAGTCGTCGCCTCCGGGCAGTGGCCGACCCGCGAGCAGTGGGAAGCGGGCGGCGGCACCGAGGAGAACTGGTTCGCCTAAGGCAACATCGGGGCAGGGCTTCGGCTCTGCCCCCTTTTTTATGCGAAGCCAACCGAAAAGGGACAGGACTATGGCTACCGTTAGTAAACACATCGCCGACATCATCGTGGCTCAGGATGGCTACTACGCCGATGATCCCCGCGTCCATCGCATCGTGGAATACACCGACATGGGCGGCAAACAAGCCTATGGCCTTGAGTACGGCCACCAGATCGGCAAGTATGCCGAAAGCGCCTACATTCGCAACCCTAAGGTTTACTGGCAAGCGGAGGACACCGAGGAGGCTCCATGACCGACTACTCCCACCACGTCCTCGCCTACCTCATCTGGTGCTGCCTGCGCCAAGGGGTGGTGCCCGCAATCAGACTGGAGACCCACAATGCTTAAACGCAACATTCTTCTCGCTCTCGGCGGCCTGTTCGCCCTTAACCTCAGCCAACCGCCGTCGTTCCGGCGAGGCTTTCACAAGCGAGGCCGCTACAAGGGCCGCGTTGGCCCCATTTACAAGGACTATCGAGCCATCCGCGATGGCAAGCGCCATTGGCTTAAGGGCATAAGGCCCTAGTTGGACTGCCAACCGAAGTCGCCCCTCCCCCACCCCCGCATGGTCCGCCCAGCGGGGGTTTTTCATGCCCTGATGGTTCCTCGTCATGAACCTTGACATTGCGGCAAAACTGTGGTACTATGGTGTTGTTAAGCTGGAAAGCGTCCAGAGCCAACTATGGAGGCCGCCATGCAGGGTTGTGGCGACCGACCGGGACCAAACCCCCGCCGCGCCACAACCCGAGGCCCCAACCGGAGACCCGCCCCATGCGCCTTGCTGACCGCTACCGCGAAGAGTACCGGAACCCCGACCGCCCAATGGTCACCGTGGCCGATTGGCTTAAGCTCTTGCTTGAAATCGATCCCAAGGCCGAGGCCGTCAAGACCGATCTAGGCGTGAGCCTCCACTTCTCCGACGGGTCCGTTTGGCTCCTTGGTGCCGCCTCCCGCAACGCTGCTTGCCAAAGGAATTAATTCGATGCGCCCACTTCGCCGCCCCCGACAGTCCACCATCCATTACCACGGTCGCGAGGACTGGTCCGACTACTCGGCCCTGACCTTCTCCATCAACGGCGTCCGCTGGGTCTACCACCTCCGGCCCCAGCAAGCCGATGATTGCGCCCACATCGTCCGGGTCGCCTCCGCCGCTAAGGGCCTCGCTTATGCCAAGGCCCGCGCCACGGTAGCCGCCAAGCTGGACAAGCCCTCCCCCGCCGCCGCCACCTTCCTCCGCCACCGTGGCGCACAAGCCTCTCGCGCCCGGCGCATCAAGGTCACCCTTCCCAATGTCTGAGCCCCGCGGAGACGAATTCGAGCGCAAAGGTGATCGCCCCCATGTCTAGCCCCGCATTCATCTCAGGCCGTACGGCCGCCCGCCGCTGCGTTCCGCTCCGCTGTAATCCGTTCGAGCGTGGCACGATTGAGTTTGCTCAATGGACCTACGGATGGGATCAAGGGAAGAAGTATCCCATATGGAACTACGGACAGGACGTCGGCAACCTCCACGTGATCGACTACCGCCTCTGGCTAGCCGACCTCCCTATCCGCCGCCCCATCCCCGAGTCCCCGCACCTGCGATTCTCACCTGCTGATTGGAGCCGATGATGCCCATCCGTCTTGATCATATCACTGTCAATCACGAAGCCGAAGCCACACAGTTGATGCTTCACCATCTGCACATCGCCGCACTCCTCTTCGAAGGCACCCATGACGACCGTGGGGCCTATGCCAAAGAGCAAGTCTTGCAATTGGCACCCACTGAGCAACCTGCGATGAACGCATTCATCGATGCATTGGTCAACGTCTACGAAGAGATGGAGTAGTCCGGTGCCTCTCACCCTCTATTCCATCCGGACCCACATCGACGCTGCTGGCGCCTCCGGCTACTACATCACCAAGTTCGTCGACGGCGAAGTCGAGAGCGCCTACCGCACATCCCGCGAGGCCTGCGAGTGCCCGGCTGGCGTCCGCCCCACCTGCCGCCATCGCCAGATGCTCCCGCACATGCTCAACGCCGGGATCGTCAACACCCACTGGTTCCTCACGTGGCCCGAGGCCCAAGTCGTGGACTTCCAGGGCACCCTGCGCCGGAACCTCGAGGACCTCCTAGGCCGCGAGGATGCCGCCGAGTCGGCCGAGGAGACCGACCTCTCGGACCCGGTGCCAACCGACGCCGATGGCTACGAGATTCCCGAAGGCGATGGTAACGAAGAACAGGACGAGCCGGAGCCAATCGAACACCCACCCGGCGATTACACCGCTACCGTAGGCGAGGCCCAAGCTCTCGACGACGGCAAGGTGCTAATGAAGCTCGAGAACATCCAACCGGCGCCCGCACCCGCGCCCTTCCGTCGCCGTATCTAACCTTTCAACCCTCGGGGGACCCCATGATGGGAAAACTAGACACCGACCCTACTCCACCGCACGCCATTACCATGTGGATGACCGACAAGGACATCGTCGCGCTCCTCCCCATGCGTGATGGCGGCATCCCCTATATGATGAAGTTCCCCCGGAACGAGGGCGGGCTCTCCCAAGCGCTCCAACTCCTTCAGAAGCGCAAGGAGGAGGTCCTCTCGCCCACCGAGGCAAAGGAATTCGATGTCCCGCGCACCCAGCCGCAGGTCAAGCTGGGGAAGATCGCCGAGCGCCTACACGCCGAGACAACGCCCGAGCAACGGGCCAACGCGCAGGCCCTGCTGCGCAAGCTGGGGCTCGTGAAGCCATGAGCGAGCGTACAGCAATCGAAGCCCTTGAAGCCCTCGACCGCGACAAATGGGCCGTACGAACCACGGTGATGCAAATCATGGGGATCATCCGCGACTACGTCCCTCGCGCCTGCCAACGCGAACTCGAAGACAAGCTCTTCGATGCCTTCTTCATCAACGGCGTTGAGCTCACCACCAACCAAATGCGTAAGGAGTACGAACAGTGGAAGAAGCTTGAGCTTAACGTCTTGATGCTTCAACCACGGCCGCCGGTGCAACCATGACCGCTGACCTCTTCCTCGTCGCCCACAAAGTCCGTGGCGAGCCCGCGTTCGACGTGGCCACCCGCATGGAGTGCCCGGAGTGCCCGGAGGGCACCGATGAAGGCTTCTGCATCGAGTGCGACAACACCGGCTTCTGGTGGATCATCCCCACCTCCGGGCACCGGGCGTACCCAGTCATGAACTGGAAGCTGGCTGAACTGGGTGACGTCACTGACTATCACAGCGTCTCAATCCTACGGGAGGCTGGCCCTCTTGAGGCTCATCCTAAGTTCGCATCAGTCCCCGACCACTACGCCCATCGCGCCGCCCCGAAGGTCTCTCTCATCGAGGCCCTCGGCATCCGGCCTGCGGCGCCAGCGTCCGCAACCAACTTCCCCCGGAGGGTCTGATGCCCGAGTTCGCCAAGCTCATCACGCGCTCCGAGTGGATCAAACTCAAGCGCGCTCAGGCCATGCTCCGCGCCCTCGAAGCCGGCGGCGTCGACAATTGGGACTGGTACTCCGAGGCCTACCGCGATTACGCCCAACGTATCAAGGGCAAGCCTTGGGATGACCCTGATACGCGAGACGAAGATGCGTAAGCGCCGCCGTCTGCCCCCGGACACCCGCCTCAACTGGCGGGACCCCAACATGCCAGTGTACATGAATTCCAACTCTCGTGGCATGATCCTCTGCACACCTGAGTTCGCTCAGGAAATCAGCCGCAAGCGCATGGCCTATATCCCCGCGCCCGACTGGCGTTCCGACCCCACCTACGACCTCGCTAACCGACGAAAGGACCAACCGAAATGAGAATCTGGCCATTCTCCCGCATCGCCGACATTAAAGCCGAGCTTCAAGACTGCCGCAATGATCTCGATGCGATCCGCACCCAGCTTGCCCATATCAATTCGAATATCCGCATGATGAACACCAAGATCGGCACCATTCTCCCCGGTCTCGCCCGTGTGGTCGCTAAGCTCGACGCCCAGTACGCCCGCGATCCCCAGTCGCCGGAGATGAAAGCTGAGTCCGACCGCCTCACCGAGGAGACCATCCGGCGCCTCGAGGCCGAACAAGCCGTCCGCGACCAGTACGGCTACACCCCTGACTCCGAACTCGGCAAGCTCCAAGCCTCCCTCCCCTCCCCCATCGACGGAAAGCGCTAGCCCATGTCCCACGAACCCTTCTCTACCATCGGCGGCATCCCCACCCGCGACGAGGCCTACCGCAAGCTCATGCATCACCTCGACGAGTGCATCACCCAATGCCAAGTCATCGGCCATCTCCACAAGACCGAGGCCGGCCAGCTCGACGACCTCCTCGCCAAGGGCTGGTACGGCTGCGCCGAGATGTTCACCATGACCAAGGAACAAATCCGCCAACTCGCGACGAAGAGGCTCATCTAATGCAGCGCCCATGGTTCCAAGAAGACAACCGAGTCGACTTCGAGGCCGAAGGCTTCAAGTGCTGCATGCGCCGAGGCCCATTGGGCGCATGGTGCGGCTACGTCGGCATCCCGAAGTCCCACCCATGGTGGGGCAAGAGTTACTCCGACGAAGTGAAGCCCACTGCCGACATGCTTGGTCCTCGTGATGCTCTCGATCATGGTCCGATCGACGTGCTTATCATGGCCTTCTCGGGCAGGGACCCCAATGAGGGCCTTTCAATCTCGCTCTGTATGCGAATCCATGGCGGTCTCACTTATGCCGACAACCACGAGCCCTTCGGCAAACCCGATGGCCTTTGGTGGTTCGGCTTCGACTGCGCCCACTCCGGTGATCTTGTCCCCGGCATGCTCGAATACGGCCGCCACCCTAATGAAGTCTATCGCGATCAGCAGTATGTCGTCGCTGAAGTCCAATCTCTCGCGGCCCAACTAGCCAAGGTAGCCCAATGACCGCCGACCCCATCGTCATCATCCTCGTCGCTTGGGTCGCCCAGTCCCTCTGCCTCGTTTACTGGGTCACCACCGTCGAGCGGCGCTTCGACCACATCCGACGCATCCTGCGCCAACACGACGAGATCCATTTCCCCGGAGACTACATCCCATGACCCACGCCCCCACCCCTGAGCAGTCCGCCATCCTCGACCACTGCACCGGCACCGACTACCCCAGCCTCATGATCAACGCCCTCGCCGGCACCGGCAAGTCCGCGACGCTCAAGATGATCGACCGCGCCAGCCGGGTCCGCCCCGCGATCTACCTCGTCTTCAACCGCCGCAACGCCGACGAGGCCATCGCCGCCAAGAAGGCCGGGGAGTTCCGCGACACTACCGAGATCAAGACCTTCAACGGCCTCGGCCACGGCGTCTGGGCCAAGGTCGTCGGCGGCGTCTCCCTCTCCAAGTCCAAGACCCGCGACATCTGGCGCCAGATGACCGACAACATGTCCCGCAACGACGCCGCCTTCGCGTGGTCCCAATACGGCATCGTCATGGACGGCATCGAAAAGGCCAAGGCCCACGGCTACATCCCCCCGGCCTGCAAGATCGCCCAAGGCCTCGCAACCGCCGACGACCTCGCGGAGGCCATGGACGAGCGCCCGAGCGCCGACGCTCTCGCCCTGATCGATGAGGTCCTCCTCACCAGCATCAAGCAAGCCTACGACGGCATCATCGACTTCAACGACCAAATCTACATGCCCGCGCTCTTCGAGGGCAACTTCCCCCGCTTCCCCCGGATCATGATCGACGAGTACCAAGACCAGAACATGGTCAACCATCGCATGATCCAGAAGCTCGTCGGCAAGCACAATCCCCGGCTCATCGGCGTTGGCGACCCCAACCAGAACATCTACGGCTTCCGTGGCGCTCGTGCCGCAGGCATGGCCGACGCCGTGGACCACTACGCCATGACCGAACTCCCGCTCTCGGTCAGCTTCCGCTGCCCTTCGGAGATCGTCAAGGCGGCGCAATGGCACGTCCCCCACTTTCAATGGAGCAAGATCGGTGGAACCGTCTCCCACGCAGAACGTTTTGACCACACTAGCTTTCCGGATAGCGCAACTATTATCTGCCGTAATAACGCTCCTCTCCTCCGATTGGCATTTAGGCTTATTAGCGTTGGCCGTTCTGTTACTGTCGTCGGCTCTGAGTTGGGGCCACGATTAGTCGCCGTGATGCGCAAGCTCGGCGACGCCACCATGTCCCGCCGTGACGTCTTCTCGGCCATCGAGGAATGGCGCGAGGCCCGACTCCTCGCCGGGTCCAAATCCGCGGGGGACCTCGCCGACTGCATGCGGGTCTTCGCCGAGCACGCCGACACCCTCTCGGGCGCCATCTCCTACGCCGAGCACATCTTCGCGCAGAAGGGCACCATTCGCCTCCTCACCGGGCACAAGTCCAAGGGCCTGGAATTCGACAACGTCTTCTGGCTCGACCCGGGCCTCGTCGACACCACGCGGGAGCAGGACGCGAACCTCGCCTACGTAATCACCACGCGAAGCCAGAACTCCCTCACGCTGCTCGATTCCATGGGCATCGTCTGGTAAATCGCCATGAAGCTTGCTTTCCCTCGCGCTCTCTGGTAAGATACTACCATCATGCTACCCAAGCCATCCCGAAACAAAAATGGCATTCGATGCGGACTTTGCGAAAGTGGGAATACCTCCGTGGTCCAGACCATTCGCGTCTACCACGGAGTTCAACGCCGCCGAAAGTGCGGCGCATGCGGGCACCGTTTTTCTACCTTTGAACTAAACCTCCGACATCTATCGACCGACCCTAAGTTCGACTTCCTATTCCGAAAGGTTCCCACATGTCTCTCCCAACCTCCATCTCTGCCTACCGCGCCGAACAAGAAGCGTTCGACACCGCCTCACAGGGCGAAAAGGGCGCCCGGTTCTGCCTCGGCACCTACGAAGCCTGCGTCGGCTTCCGCCAGCGCCTGCACTACTTCCGGTCCCTCGACCGAAAACAGGCGACTGAAATCTACCCCACTGGCGACCCCCGCCACGGCATCTCCTCCTACGACGAATTCGAGGTGACCATCCTCCCCGACGAGGACGGCGAGCACTGGGTCTACATCCAGCGCCGCTCGGCGAAGTTCAAGGCCGTCGAGCTCCTCGACAACGACCACGACCTGATCCCGGTCGAGCCCGTCGAGGGCGAGGCCCATGAAGTCCACCAAATCGAGGACCACAGCAATGGCTAAACCCAAGTACCCCGCATGGTTCGTCACCCTCTGGCAACGAGCCCTCGACGTCGAGATCGGCATCCGCTTCGAGGTCTCCGGCTGGTCCCGGGAGCAGTTCCGGAACTTCATGTACGAGGCCCGGCAGGCCGCCCGCGATCCGCGGCTACAGGAGCTCATGATGTTCCTACCCGCGGCCCCGCACGATAACGAGGTCTGGCTCTGCAAGAAAACCGTGGAGCTTGACCCATGAGCCCGGCGCGAAGTGACGACCCCCTGCGCCGGGTTACGCTCAATTTGTACGAGGCGGATTGCATTGTCCTCGAACGCATTTACGGCCACGGATGGACAACCCACATCCGTGACCTTGTCAAACAGAGGGTAAACCAAACTCACTCGGTTTCCCGTGCCCGAACCCTCGGAGACCTCGAACACGGCGAGTATGCACATAACGATCCATACTGGAACGCCGACACCGACGGAGATGATGACGATGACTAGCACCCGTTCCGACCTCCTCGACTCCCTCGCCAAGCCACCGCCGCCGCCCTCGGAACTCGACGAACTTATGGCCCGGGACCCGCTGGACCTCTCGGCGCAGGACATCGACAAGATCATCGCCTACCAGCGCCAGCAACGCGCCCAACGCGAGGACAAGGCCAAGCCCAGGAAGTCGGCCGCCGAGGCCGGGATCAAGGGCGCGGTGGACCTCGTAGCACTCGTCAAGGGGGTGGCCTCACCGCCCCCTACTTCCCCTGCTCCACCCCCGGGCGCCGGCTTCACTCGGAGACTCTGATGACCGACCCAACCCCCTCCCCATTCCTCCCCGGGACCCGCATCCAATACGCGTGGTCCTCCACCGGCCTCGACCTCCTCAAGACCTGCCCGCGGAAGTACCAATACGAGGTCATCGAGGGCTGGCAGACCCGAGACGAGTCGATCCACCTCCGGTTCGGCATCGAGTACCACCACGCCCTACAGGACTACGCTATCGCTCGAGCCGGAGGAGCCTCCCATGAAGACGGTATTCGCGCTGCTGTTCGTGCTCTGCATAGCCGTGTTTATAATTGGAACCCCGATCGCACTACTCGTGCTGGTCGCTATAAAAATCGGGAGTCCATTGTTGGTCTTGTCATCGATTATCTAGATCATTTTGGTGCTGATGATCCGGCGAGCACTTACATCCTGAGCGACGGATCGCCTGCGGTGGAACTCAAGTTCGCCTTCGAGCTCGACTGGGGGCCCCAAACCTTCAACCACGAATTCGTGGACAAGACCCAGCATCCGCACCAACCCTACCTCCTCTGCGGCCACCTTGACCGGATCGTCGACTTCCACGACGACCTCTACGTCATGGACCGGAAGACCTCCCTGACGACCCTCGGCTCCTACTACTTCGACCAGTGGACCCCATCGAACCAGATGACCCTCTACTCCCTCGCCGGGAAGGTCATGTTGAACCAGCCCGTGAAAGGGGTGATCATCGATGCCGCACAGGTACTACTTGAAAAGCCCAATGCCTTTGCACGAGGTTTTGCGTATCGTACAGAAGATCAACTTGCCGAGTGGCTCACTGATCTACGTTACTACCTGCGAGAAGCCGAGGATTTTGCAAGCGCTGGGTACTGGCCGCAGAACGACACTGCTTGCAATAAATATGGAGGATGTCCTTTTAGGGAGGTCTGCTCCGCCGCCCCCAACGTCCGCGAGGCCTACCTCACCGCTCGGTTCGACCGAGTGACCGACAACCAAGCAGCATGGAACCCGTTCTATGACCGAGGGTAAGCAACTCCGCGCGGTGCTCCCGCTCCTCAAGGCCCGCGTTACCGCCCGTGACGACACGTCCTTCACCATGTCCTTCGGCCAGACCGAGGGCGCACCGACCACCATCCGTGTCAAGTGCAACATGTCCGCCCTCGACATCCGCGATGGGGACCTGCTGACGCTGTATACCGAAGTGCTCTTCAAGACCCCCAACCAAGGACCGACCTGATGCCCTCCCTCTCCGCTCACCAGTCCAACGACTTCGTCAAGCTCCTCCTCACCGGCGACTCCGGCTCGGGCAAGTCCGGCGCCCTGACCTCGCTCGTCGCCGCGGGCTACAAGCTCCGCATCCTCGACATGGACAACGGCCTCGACCCGCTCAAGACCTTCGTCATGAAGGAGTGCCCAGAGCTCGTCGATAACGTCGAGTTCCGTACCCTTCGCGACGACTACAAGACCACCGGAGCGGGCGTCATCGTCGAGAAGCCCAAGGCTTGGGTCAACATGATGAAGATGCTCGACCACTGGAAGTACGACGACACCGACCTCGGCGACCCGGCAGAATTCGGCCCCGATTGCATCGTAGTCATCGACAGCCTCAGCTTCGCGGCCGACGCTGCATTCGACTGGGCTCAGTCCATGAACCCCGGCGCCAAGGAGCCCCGCACTTGGTACCACGTGGCTCAGGGCCAGATCGAGTCCATGCTATCCCTGCTGACCTCGGCCACATTCAAGACCAACGTGATCGTGCTCGCTCACGTCCGCTACTCGCAGAATGAGGACGGGACCCTCAAGGGCTACCCCAACTCGGTCGGCTCCGCGATCGGCCCCGCGATCCCCCGGTACTTCAACCACTGGGCCCAGTGCATGAATAAGGCGGGCAAGCGTACCATTCGCACAGCGGCCACGACCTCCTTTGACCTCAAGAATACCCGGCCCTTCGAGATGAAGAACGAATACGACCTCTCGGACGGCCTCGCCCAATTCTTCGCAGTGTTACGACCGGCACCTGCGAAGGCCGCGCCAGCCAAGCCAGCTGTCGCCAAACCCCAGTCGGTCACCCTCAAGCGAGTCTAACCACTCACTACCCACCATCAACCCAACCATAGAAAGCACACCTAACCATGGCACCCAAGTTCGAATCCATCCTTGACACCCCCGTTGCTGACGTCGAACGCCCGAAGCCGATGCCGGCCGGCACCTACGACTGCATCGTTCGTGGCCTCTACGAGCAGGGCGAGTCCTCCAAGAAGAAGACGCCCTTCGTGAAGTTCACCTACGCTTTCCAGGCGGCCCTCGACGACGTTGACGAGGACGAACTCCGCGAGATGCTGACCGACAAGGATGGGAACGTCACGCCCCTCACGGAGCGGACGATCAAGGACACCTACTACACCACCCCGGACGCCTTGTTCCGGCTCACCGACGCCTTGGAGGCCATGGGGATCGAGGACCTCGAGAACAAGACGATCCGCCAGTCGCTGTCCGAGACCCCCAACTGCCCGATCCGGGTCGTCATCGGCCATCGCGCCTCGGAGGACGGCGAGACCGTCTTCGCCGAGGTCAAGAAGGTCATGAAGCCGGAGTAACCCGGCCCTAACCAACCTCCCTAACCCGGTCGGTCATTTCCCGGGTCAACTCTCCGGGGCGCCGCGAATGGGCCCCGGAGCTTTTTGAAAGGAACAAGGATGTTCAATGAAACCGAAATCAAAGGCCCCGATCGCGCACCGTTCGATGTCTCGTCGTTGCTCACCGATGCCGAAGGCAACGATCTCCGAACTCTCCCTCCTACTCGCTCTTCGCTACGAAGGCTTAACAGTGCGCCAGATCGCAAAGCGATTGGGCCGGGACCTACGGACGATCCAGCGATGGATACACCGGCCGCCGAAGCGGGTCCTGCGGCTGCTGGGGTTGCTCCCGACTACGTCAACCACCCACCCCACTACACGTCCCATCCCTCCGGCGTCGAGTGCATCACCGTCACCGAATGGATGAACTTCAATCTCGGCAACTGCGTCAAGTACATCTGGCGCGCCGACGAGAAAGGTAACACCATCGAGGACCTCAAGAAGGCCCGATGGTACCTTGATCGCGAGATCGCCCGGTTGGAGCGCCTTCGCGATGGCGGCTAGCAAGCCCCTCTTCCTCCTTGGCGAGGCCCGCGGCGAGTACGAGCACCGAATCTCGTCCTCGTTCGTGGGCCCTTCGGGGATCGAACTCCTAAGGATGCTCCATGACGCAGCCATCATCGAACTCTCCACCTCGGACCGAAGTTTTATATCTGACTATTATCGACGAGGAGACCCTCGAAGTGTCGAGTCGATTTGGAAGCTACACCCTGAGCTTTACCGAACCAACGTCTTCGCGATCCACCCGCCTGGAAATAAGCTCGAGTGGTTTTGTGGACCTAAGGCTGATGGAGTGGAGAGCTACCCCCCACTCATCTCCTCGAAGGGCAACGCCGAGGGCCGATACGTCCGTAGAGAGTTTGAGCCCGAGCTGGATCGCCTTGCTGAGGAAATTCTGGCTGTGGACCCCAATCTCATTGTGTGCCTGGGGAACACTGCTCTTTGGGCTCTCGCTGGTCGCACCGGAGTCGGTAAGCTCCGGGGTACGACTATGCTCAGTACTCACCTCGTTACTGGGTATAAGCTCCTGCCTACTTATCATCCTTCCGCAGTCCTCCGAGAATGGTCCCAACGACCAACCACCATCATCGACCTAATGAAGGCCAAGCGCGAGGCGGCGTTCCCCGACATCCGGCGCCCCGCATGTGAAATCTGGATCGAACCAACCCTAGAGGACATCGATGAGTTCATCACCCGCTATATCCGGACCGGATGTGATCTTCTTTCTGTCGACATTGAAACGACTGGATCACGTGTCACTTGCATTGGATTTGCACCAACCCCAGAACTGGCGATCGTTATACCATTCGATGACTCCCGAGCAGCGGATGGAAACTATTGGCCGGATCGAGCGAGTGAAGCAATGGCTTGGCGGCTTATCCGTGGAGTTCTATGCGATGGAAGCATTCCCAAGCTCTTCCACAACGGCCTCTACGACATCACCTTCCTTGCTCGAGCGTATGGAATCCTCTGCCGCGGATGCAGAGAGGACACTATGCTTCTCCAACACTCTCTCCAACCTGAGAGCCTCAAGGGACTCGGCTATCTCGGTAGCCTCTACACCGACCACGGAGCCTGGAAAGTAGACCACAAG